CGTTCTAATTATTGGAATGATGCCAATGATACAAATACCTATATCGTAGGAACAAGCGTAAGCAATTTAAAAGATGTAAATATTTTCTGGCAAAATACTAACTACTTTGTAAGACCTATAAATGCAGTAGCTGCTCCAAAAGGTTTAGCTATTAATTCTTCAGCGAGTACAAGTAGATGCACTGTTTTTGAAATATTGGTTTACAATAAAGCTTTATCAAAATCAGATGGAATCAAGATAAGAAATTGGTTAAATAAAAAATGGAATCTAATTTCTAGCAATCTATCTTACTCTACATCTGTAGCTGGATCATATAATACAAACGTTCTTAATGTAGCATCAAACACTTATTTGAAGATGCCTCTTAAAACTCTATGCGCCAATGGACAAAGAACAAAGGCTTATAGTTATGCTGGAGGCAGTTTGGCTACTTCGGATTATTATGAATTTGATTTAATACCTCAGAGATATTGGAAAAATTGGAAAACCCCACAAAACTTTTCTTTAAAAGATCAAGGATTTTGCAGTTTTTATTGCGATTTCTTTATTAAACTAGGAAGCATTGGAGACGGAAATTATACTCTAATTCATAGAAGTAATCAGTTTAATCTTTCTATGACTATATCTGGAGAAAACGTAAGTCTAATACTTACAGTTATTTCTCCAAATGAAAGCAAAAATTACACCATAACAAAAGCCCTAGATCCAGCGAAATATTCGACAACCAAACTTAAAGAAAATTTCACAAGAATTAGTTTTTATATACTTCCAAAAGTAGTAAAACCAAGCATATCGTACACCACAAACGCAAGCAAAGTAAATAACATAAATATATCAGATAGGACTTGGACTAATGACTATATAACAGTCAGAAGAGCAACGGCTGACGGAAACGAAAGAGCATTAGCGCAAGAACTAAAAGATTTTTATTTAGTAAAAGCAGTAAGCTTTAAAGAAGATACTTCGTACAGTAGCAATATTAATAACTTACCAGAAACTTGTTATAAATATATATACTGCAATTTTAATGCAGCCTCACAACAGACAGGAGGAAGGTCTTCAACTTTTGTTCCTGTTATTGAAAGAAGACTTACTAAAGAATACTTCCCAGACATATTGAATGCAGAAATAGACGTTCTAGTTAACCTAGAAAAGCAGATTCAATGCAATATAAATATTTCAAATTACGCTGCTTATCAAACTCTTTGTGTTGGAGCTTTATATAGACCCGCTACAGATCCTGTTTGGCAAAATGAAATAAATCAAAGGGCACAGATAGCTCCACTTGCTCAAGAAGCCTTAAATACCTACAATAAACAGGAATACCATAAAACATTTGACGGTTCTTCTACTTCAGTAAGTTTAAGCTCTTCTCAGAGTGAAATTAAAGTACTTATTCCTCTTGCTGCTGGACAAATTTACGACGCAGTAAATACAAAAACTGGACCTTTTATTCCTTCTTATTTCATAACTAATAATAATCAAATAGAAATCTTTACATCACCCGCTGGTTTCGGCGGCAAAATAGAAGGCTATGCTGATTCTATTAGAGTAAATCAAATTGATTTTGATAGACTTTCTTTGTCTAAAGCATTTGCAAGAAATCTTTTCTCAGAAGGTCTTTCTAGAAAAACCACTGTTTATGATGCAGCAGGAGTTTTACCTTATTCTACATCAAATGATTATTGGGATGGAGAATTTAAAACTGAAAAAGAATGGACGGACAATCCAGCTTGGTGCTTCTACGATCTTTTAACAAACAAAAGATATGGAGTAGGTAACTATGTCACAGAAAATGACGTAGACAAATGGTCTCTTTATCAAATAGCTAAATATTGCGATGAACTTGTTTCAGATGGATTTGGAGGAGTAGAACCAAGATTTACATGTAATGTTTATTTACAAACACAAGACGATGCTCTTAAAGTGTTGTCTGATATGGCTTCTGTATTTAGGGGAATGTTCTATTATTCAAATGGATTCATTTACGCCATAAATGATATGCCAGAAGATACCCCTATTTATTCTTTCACTAATTCAAATGTATCTGATGGTAATTTTACTTACGAATCTACATCATTAAAAGATAGAAATTCTGTAGTCTATATTAGATATATTGATAAGAATAATTTTTATAAACCAGCAGTAGAATATGTAGAAAATATTGAGGCTGTCAGGAAATTTGGTTTTAAAGAAACTGAATTAACCGCCTTTGGATGCACAAGCAGAGGTCAAGCTCAAAGACTTGGCAGGTGGTTATTAGCTTCAGAATACAATGAAACAGAAACAGTTTCTTTTGAAGCTGGTCCAGAGTGCGTATACTTAAAACCCGGAGACGTAATTAAAGTTTACGATTACAATAGAAAATATAAAACAGTAGGCGGAAGATTAAATAATATTAACATTTCTGGAGACACAAATGTAACTACTGGAATACTAACTCTAGATAGAAAACTTGATTTTAACTTTTCTGGAAATCAAAATTATAAGCTAACCATACTTTCTCCCAAGTATAATCTAGATCCTAGCTTTAAAGACGCAGCAGGAGACAGTATCGTTACTAGTAACCTTGATTATAATGATTATAGAAAGCCTCTTACTAATTCATTCATAGTAGGAAGCGGCAACTTAATTACTGGTCAATATTATGATTCAATTAGAATTACGGGTCTAGCACCAGTAATGGCTTCTGGATTAAACGTAACTGGACTATCTTATTTTACTGGAGCGTCTGGAATGTCTCCTAAATCAATAACTTGGGCTTTAGAAAACTCTGGAAACCTTAATGGATCTACTGATAGCGATTATGATTTTTATAGAGTATTTAGAATACAAGAGTCTACAGAGGGAAGTAATTATACAGTAATTGGCTCGCAGATGTATCACTTAAAGTATGCTCAAATAGAATCTGGATTAAATATCACACCAGCAAAACCACCAGCACCAGAAGCTTCTGCGCCTTCAAGAGCATTATTTACTCTTGGCGTTGCAGAGGCTAATGGAGTAATAGATCAAAGCAAAGTATTGATTGAAATCTTTTATGACTCTTCTATAAAAGACACTACGATAGGCTTCAAGATATTTAACAAAGCCTTTTATGGATCAGACTTTAACCCAAATAGCTCTAGTGATTTTAAATTTGTTCCAATCGATATTTATGAATCTTATGTAAACACTGTTCTAGACAAGAGCAACATCAAAGGTTCTATAAGAATTTATGGAGCAAATATTAATAATAGCTCTCCATTAACTTATGTTGAAGCTTCAAATTCTCAAAACTCAAATGAATTATTTGTCTCTCCAGTTGTTGCGATTACTTATGACGATGTAAATACAAGTTCATCTATCACTTTGAATAATAAAGTTTATGCTTTTACCTCTCCAATTGATTTAACGAAAGCACAATACTTTCAGTCAACAGCACCTTCTCAAATTCAATCTGTTAAACCTCCAGAGTCTTTATCGTTCAACATCCCCTTGCAATTCATAAAGAATCCAAATAAATTCAACAATCTTGATTACCCTTATAGAATAGCAATAATACCAGAGAAAGTAGACACAAAAGACGCTTTCGGCACTGTTTACAACAAGTACCTTAATGTTTCAAACTGGGAAGACTATTTAACGTTTGATGAAGATCAAACTAGTGACAATATATACAACTACAAAACTTCAAATGTTTTTGCTAAGTATAGGAACTTCTCTTTGGCAATTGATAAAATGACATTTACAGATGTTGGAATGAAATCTACTTCTAATGATTTTAAGAATGTAGATGGATTTTTACTAGTAACTTACGACAATCAAGATGCTGATTTAAAAAAATCTTTAAATGCAATTTTAAAAGACACAAGAGCGACCTACTCTATTGTTACAAGCCAAGGATCAAATAGATTAAAATTTACTATTCAGCAAGATACAGCGAGTTCTTTTATTAACGCTTTTTATCTATTACTAATGCCTAGTGAAAATATATTTGAATTTGGAAAAAATTCAATAAATCACAATCCTGATGGAAGCCCATTGTCTGTTAACGATAATACTGGAAAAGAAATCATTGACTCTCACTTTATAACAATATCAAATAACCAATCTATATTTAATTTCAATGACTTAAGCGATGACAACGGTAAGGGATTTGATTCTACTCAATATAATGCTTATTTGATAGCTGTAGATTCATTCATGTTCGCTTGGCAGTTTAACTCAAATGCAGCAACAGCAAGAAATATCTTAGACTATTATTCTTCTTTCATTGATAAAGATAATAACATAGGTAAAATTTACCCTCAAATTAGTGACCCAATTGTTATAAAACAAGAATCATCTACTCCATTATCTTTCTCTCTAGAGTCTGTATTAAAAGATGCTGATACTAGATATCTCCATTTTACAATTAATAAAACTGTACTAACTGAAAATATATTTGATACTAGCGTAAATACGCTCCCTTCACCAGCTTATGCAATTTCTAGAAAGAGCGTAATTTATAAGCCTACTACAAACGCAAACCTAGCAGCAGGAGCTAAAGATGATAGAGTATTATCTTCAGATCCAGACGGCACTATGGCTTATTACAAACTCTCTTTACAAAATAGAGATAATATACCAAATGCATCATTATCACCGAAAATACCCACTGGCAAGAGAGCTTATGTTTTAAATGGCAATAAAATTTTTACAAGAGCTTTAGTTCCTGACGCAAATACTGTTTCTTTAAGAGCAGTAGAATCAGAAACAGCTAATGCTTTTAAGTCTAAAGCTAAAATAACAAATAGCTCTTTTGGCGAAGGAAACGAAGAGTTTTTCGACATCTCTATAACAAGATTAACTAATAGCACGTTTACTGGAAATATAAAGAGTTTAATTCCTGATTATACAAATACTTATTTAATTCCTATAAACGCCTCAAATTCAAACACTGAAGAAAATGCAAAAAGCAATTTTAATAGTTTATTAAATGATGGATTGCTCAATTCATCTTTCAATGCTATAAACGTTACTCCTGAAAACAACTTTTCTGAACTTGGAGTCAATACTAAAAATGTTCAAATGTTGATAAATGCAGAACCAAACAATTTCACTGTTTATACTATAAATCAGCAAACAGCTAATTCGTTTAATTTTGGTATAGCAAATTCTTCTTTCTATGCTGGAGTTCCAGTATTAGAAAATGAATCTTTGTCTATTTTCTTTACAATTGGAAGCGTCAACAAAACAAAAGCTATAAAGGTATATTGCTTTATTGGAGAAGATTTTGTAGCTAGTGAAGTAGATAAAACCCAAATAATACCGGGAGACGATAACATAATTAAGGTTACATTAAAAAATGTTCCTTATGCAAATTATTACGCCAACGCTTCTTCTTATTCTGCTGATGCATCAATAACTAATCCAACTTTCTGGAAATTCAAGAGTGCTAAAAACTTAGCTTTTGCACATTTGTCCGCAAGATCTAACAATAGATCATTTCCATTATATAATTTCCATATCCAAGCACTAGAACTATCAGTAGTAATAACTTACTAAAATGAAACACTACATCGTATATTTTATAAATGGCAGTCACAAATACCTCCAATCTTCTCTCGACTTGATGGAAAATTTAGATCGCCTAAAGCTTGTAGGAATAGAGTATGAAGTTGTAGACTACATTGTACCTTTAGAAAAACACATTGACCAAAGCATATTAGAACATAGAAAATTTCTTCCTGATGGAAACTCTATATGGAAAAAAGAAAATCTCATTGATAAAAAAGTTAAAGAAATGACTGCAAAAAGAAACACTTTATTGCAGAAGCTTGATATTGACTTCATTATCTCTCTAGAGACTCCCAACAATAAACAAACAGAAGTCATTAAAAATAACAAAAAGTTTCTAAGAGAACTCTCTTGTAGAACTGAAATGCAACACATTCATGATTGCGAAAAGATAAACAAGTTTAACGCCTTTCATAATATTGTTGATATACAAATTATTGACCCCGGATATGGATGCTCAGAACCTGTTCCTTGCGTCACCATCTCTCCTCCTGAAGAAACCGAATACAACTACGGCTTAACCGCTTCTGCTCATGCTGTTAGAGGCTCAAAAGGAGAGCTACTTTCTTTAACAATGGAGAAATTAGGTTGTGGTTATATTTCAGATCCAGAGATTAAAATAAGTGGATATGAATCAGAAAGCGCAAAACATCCTATTGTAAAAGCAGTGATTGGCAATATAATGTAACATATGACGGATGTATTATTTTCTTTTGGCGACGAATACATATATTCTAACAACCTAGCAAACTGGTCTACAATAGAACCCAGTAAAGAAATAGAAATTATTGGCAACCCAGAGAAGTTCTCTGTTGTGCGAACTGCCGTCATTAACTACAGCAAGCCTTTTACTGTAGAATCAAGTTTATTAATTAAATTTAGCGGCACAATTAAAGATTTAATCTTAGATGGAGACACTATTGATTGCTATTTTGCTCTTTACTATGCTGCATTAATTAATGACATTACTGAATCTGGATCTGGATACAAAGTAAATGAATATGTAACTATTGGTAAAAATTCTTACTTTGAATCGTCCATAGATAAAAACCAAAAAGCTGTCCTTCAAATTAAAGCTGTCAATAGTGATGGCGGTATTACTGAACTCCATTTAATTAACAATGGAAAATTTACTCAAAATTTTACTGAAGCAGAATTAGAAGGCGGATCTGGTAAAGGCGCAAAAGTAAGCTTGATTTTGGGTAAAGACAACAAGAAGGCTCTTAAGTTTTTTTCTGTATTGGACGTAAAGCGAGAAAACGCTTCTACTCTTGTAATGTTAAATGAAAAGATTAAAGACGACTTCCTTACAGGAGAAGTCTATATAAAACGATACCGCATTACATTAAATAAGGCTACGGGCAAGGAATACCTGAATCAAGCCTTCATTGTAAAGGTAGACAAGACTCCTTTTCTTAATCTACCATTAGCCAAAGACAACAATATAGAGCAAATCTATAATCAGGCTATACTAACTATAGATTCTAAGATTAAAGAATTATCTGCTGGCGTAAAGTAATCCTCCGGGTCTCTTCTGCTCGACCAATACTTCAACGACTTTGCTTCTGAGTAGTTCAGCGAGTTTAGCATTGTTTTGAATATTGTTCTGATCTTTATTAGTATTGGAGCCACCATTTTGAGTGGTAGCATTAGCTTCAGAAGTGACTTCGCCGCTTTGAGCAACATTAATTGAAATGTTATTAACTACAGACATTCCAGATTCTTGATTTGCTCCAGCAGCAGAAATTTTACCTGACTCAGCTTGGGTGATGTCATTGCCCTTGGAAAGGTTTTCATTCAATGTATTAAGAGCAGCGACTAGTTCGGTCACGCTAGATTCAGGAGTATTTTGACCTGCTGTATAACTTGTACCAACCATTCCTCCGCTGGCATACTTAGGCAATGTACCAGTATTCAATTGATTCATGAAGTCTCTGCCGTACATATCTACAGCTTTCTTGTTCATGACATATTCGCCGCCCATTAACAAGGCAGGAATATTATCTTTACCTGTTGATCCACCGCCAGCAAATCTAGCTATATAGCCGCCATTTGACCTAAGATTTCTTGCATATTGAGCGTTTAATTGAGCTTGAGTTAAGTTGCCTCCGGGTTCTAGACCTCTTGCAGCAGATGTTGCTGCATTAGTTCTCATATTAGCTGCTCCAACCGTAAGACCAGCAGCACCTAATTGAACAGCAGCAGCAGTTAAACCTGAATAGAAAGTGCTATTTACTTGATTTTTGTAATTTTTAATAGCTTGCTGTTTGTCTTTCTCATACTGCGATCTGTCTTGCAAGTATTGATCAAGTTTTTCATAGCGATCTTGTCTTAATCTATTTTGAGGATTATTCTCGTCAGTTAAAGCTGCGGCTGATAGTCTAGAATCAACAGCAAACTCCCCAGAAGTTGGACGATCAGGATTATCATATAAGAACTCATTTTGTAATGGACCCATTGAGAACCCACCTACTGCATATTTGGGAACAAGTCCGCCATTCAAGGCTCTTAAATAATCAGAACCGTATTTTTTAACAGAAGACTTCTTGATAACGTATTCGCCGCCACTCATCATAGCGGGTACATCATCTTTCATTCCAGAGCCACCAACAACCATACCTCCAGAATTATAACCTCTGATTAATCCACCATCTTTTCTGCCAGTTGCAGCTTTACCAAAAGCAAATAAAGCATCAACTCCCATCTCTAAAGACTTATCAAGCATTCTATTTAAGATGCCTTGGAACATATCTCTAAATGCATCCTTAAGAGTTTTAGTTCCTTTGATAGCTTCACCAAATGCACTAGCAATACCTGATTTGAAATCAGTTTGGAAAGTGTCGATCAATTGACCAGTATCTCTAGCAAAATCGGCTCTATTGTAAGTAGTATTTTTTTCTGTTATAGCTCCAATAGCTACTCTTCCTTGACGAGCTTCATTTTCAATTCTAGCATTAGCAAAAGCCGCTCTTTCATCCTTAAAGAAAGTTTCTCCAAACGAACCTTTGTAATATAAATTATACAACTCTTCTGCGACCTTACCTTCTTGCTCTAAAGTTTTCTTTCTTAGCTCAGTCTGAAGTTTAATTAGGTCTTCTCTTTTCTTTGTATCATTTAGGTCTTCTTTTAAAAGGTTATTTACTTTTTCGTTAAGATCGACAAGCTGTTTATCATTTTCTAATCTAGCCAAAAGCAAATTATTGATACTATCTAGATTTGCTCTTCCTTGAGCTAATTGAGTTGGTAAATTTCTTTTAGCACCGCCTTGATCTGCTAAACCATATTTATCAATGATATCTTGTAAAGAAGGCGCAGTTGATTTATTGCCTACTGACATTAAAGGAGAAGCCGAGTCTAATCTTCTTAACTCTTCTTGTGCAGATTTAATAGACTTTACAGTCTCCTCTGCCATAGAGACTTTAAAATCTCTATTTATATCTTGAGTTAATCCTTTATAGGTTCCTGAGAGGTTAATCTCTGGACGACCAATTGATTTTTCGCGTGAAGCGATTAATTGCTCTAATCTTTTTTGATTTCTTAATTGATCTTCATAGGAAGAGCCTAGATCTTCCTGCAACACAACTGCATTATTTATAGTTTCTCTAGAAGTACCAGTCCCGTAATAGCCTTTTCCATAGCTAACACCTCCAGTAATATTCCCATAATCATCTCTTGAAACTTTAGATGGATCTCCAATTAAATTTTTATAAGCTTCTGTAAAAGCTCCTTCTGCTCCGGTTACTGTTACTAAATCAAAACTCTTAAAATAATCTTGTAATTTTTTAATCTCTTTTTCTCTTGCTAGTCTTATTCCTGCTTCGGCGTTGTTAGTCTGCATAGATATGGACCCTTCTGTATCTCTTAAATTTTGTGACGCAGCTATTCTATTCAATATTGCTTGTCTATCTGCTGGAGATACGTCAGCAGGAAGCTTATTAAACATTTCGGATTCAAGAGCGTTTCTTTTTGTAGCAACTCCTAATTTGTTAATAACTCCCTGTAATGAAGTAGTTAAGCTATCTAATTTGCTGCCTACTTGTTCTGTTATAACTCTATTAAAGTTCTCATTTATAGTAGTTGGCAATGTTTTTTCTAAAATAGAATTTTGATCTTGTGTTAGGTCATTTAAGAATCTAGCTTCTTGTTGTAATACGTCAAGATAGTTCCCCATATTCTCTAACTTAAACTGAGAAGTAATTTGATCTAAAGCAGTTTTAACTGCGCCTTCTTTTGCTTGGTCAAAAGCCGTTCCTAAAGCAGTACCGGCTGTTGGTTTACCCATTTGAATTTCAGTAACTCTGCGAGCTAAATCTACGCTTTCTCTTATTTGCTGCACTCTGCCAGCAATAGCTGTTCCTACCAAAGGATTTAAATCAGAAGACACTTGATTATTAAAAGCACTTCCACTGGCACTGGGTCCAATGAATCCGCTTGGTTGACCAATGCTTCTATTTAATTGTAATTGATTAGTTAATACATCAAGCAATTTAAAAGCACTAGATCCCCTTTGAGCAGCATTTCCAGCAACGTTAGTTTGTCTAAATTCTGAAACTAATTCAGAAATATTATCAAAAAGTTCAGAAACCCCCGCTTTACCAGTGGAACTCAAAGCTTGTGCGCCACCAGCAAAAGAAAGTCTTTGATTTAGCTCCAAAGACTGTTTTTGATATTCTCTTTGGGCTTCTTGAATTTGAATATCTATATCGCCTTGAGCTTTTATTTCGGCGAGAGTATTTTGAAACTCTCCAAAAGATACTTCAAGAGTTTGCACAAGAACATCTCTTTCTTCTGGCTTGAATTGAGAAAATCCTCTTATGTTATTTATTAAATTTGTTTGTATATCTCCTATATTACCACCAGAATTTATTTGTTTTAATGATTCAGCAATTAAAGGAGTTAATTTCTGAATTTGATTTTGGAAGACGGCTCTTTCTTGTTGAATAGCATTTTCAGACTTGGCACCCTCAATAGCAGGAATAACTTTTGATCTAGCTTCTTCTGATTTTTTAATTATCGTATTTGAGAAAGAATCTAAAAGTTTATTAGAAGCCTCTTGAATTTTAGAATTTTGTCTAGAAGTTATCTCATTTAGATCTAATTGATTTTGGATGTCCGATTTTGAAGACTCGCTAATAAATGGAGTAGCTGATTCTAAAAGACCTTTAACTCTAGCTCTTTGGATTGAAACCGCGCCTTCTGCTTGAATTTTATTTATCTCTCTAATAGTTTGAGCGCGATTTTTTTCTATATCAATTTGATTAGAGATTTGAAGATTGATGCTATTGTATTGAGAATTTAAAGATTTAAGAACTTCTTCATTTTCTTTAAGTCTCTTAGTGTTTTCTGCTAAAATTTCTCCAAGGTTTTTCGATCTTTTGGCGAAATCAAAAACGTCTATTCCTGCTTTTTTGAGCGAGTCGAATAAAGAACTTAATGCTACAGTATCAAATTCAGCAAAAGCTTTGTCAAGCTGATCAATTATTTCTTCAGGAATAACTGTATTCTGTTTTAACTGAGCTTTTATATTTTCTACGCTCTCTTTATTAACCATTGGTTGTGCGCCTATGCGGGAACCATAAGGCCCAATAGTCTCTTGACTATAAATAATTGCTTGAGATTTTAAAGAATCAATAAATTTAGAAAAGTCTGCTGCGGCATTTTCTCCAGTAAATTTTTTAGTTATATCTTCTGATCTAATAGAAGAGGTGAATAATCTATTAAACACTTCTTGATCTTTTGGCTTTAAACTACTTCTACCCAAAAAAGAAGATTGCTTTTCAATAAATTGCGTGATAGCTAATTGTCGCTCTAAATTCTTTTGCGTATTGGCCATTTCTTTATTTACTTCACCAATAGCTTCAGTAACCTTACTTATCTCCGTCCCTGCGGCTAACACTTTACTTCTGAACTGTTCAGGAATACTATTTAAAGCTTCTGTTAAATTATTTTGAAACTTTAATAGTGCTTCAGGCTTTGTCTTAGGATCATTTAAAGCGTTTTGTAAACCTTCTAAAGAAGTAGAGTAATTTTGAGCGGCACCAGAAAACTCAGCAGATCTTTCTTTTGTCTCTCCCAAAGATTTATTAATTTTATCAATAGCCTCTTCAGCTTTGGCATCTTTTAATTTAATAAGAGCAGATCCAGCTCCTAAAATTACTCCTGCTATTGCTCCGTAAGGGCCAAACTGTGCCCCTAAGCCAGCAAAAGAAGCTATGTCTCCTAAGCCAGAAGCTGCGGCTCTTCCTGTTTTATTTTCTGGAGATATGAATTGTCCACCAATATTTGAAGCTACACTACCAATTAAACCAATTTGAGTGCCAAGCCCTCTAACGTATCTATCTGCTTGCCCTCCAGACGCAAAACTTGCTCTTGAAAATACAGGAGCTTGAGCCTGTCTTATATTTTCTTGCGCTTGTCTTCGTCCTTCTCTAGCAGCAGATAATTCTTCTCTTGCTTTTTTTCTTAGTTCAGATTGTTGTTTTCTTAACTCTTCTAATCTAGCTACTTGTTCTGGAGACGCAGCAACAGGAGAGCTTGTAACAATACCAAATTGATCTCTAGTTGTTTTCCCTACTAAAGGACCAGTAGCAGTGCCTTGAAGCTTTAAAGTCGTTTTATTTACATTTGTAAATGTTCTTTCAATCTCATCGGATATTGCTTTTTGACTCTTTTTGAAGTCTTTTGGTATTTGTCCTATCTGTTGAGAATAAGAAGCGGCAGCAGAAGCATTTGATTTAATTAAAGTATCAGAACTACCTTTTAAAGTTCTAAGGCTTCCTGCAACTTCTTTTAAAGCAGTACTAAGAGTTCCAAAAGCAGCAATTAATATAAAAGCATCTGCGCCCCCAAACTCAGCAAAATTAGGAATATGTCCTCTTGCAGACATTCCTTTTGTCTTAGGGTCTATTCCAGCTTTCTCTGCCAAGCCAATTCCATTATTAAGAGATCCTTCTGTAGAATTATAAACACCCAATCCCATTGGATTGAAGCTAGTCTTTAATTTATCGCTTCTACCTAATCTAACCTGAGAAGCAGAATATCCAGCAGACATCTCTCTATTCATTGCCTCCATAACTGGATTAAAATTAGGAATATAACCTGAAGCAAATCTAAAATCATCTTCGTATCCGAGACTACCTAAAGAAGATTTTCTCTTAGAAGCTAGGCCGCTTCCTAGATTAAACATTCCTGTATCAACTATACTAACTTTACCACCTTTAGTAAAAATAGAGCTTAAAATTCTGTCAATTTGAGCTTCTGCATCTTTGTTGTCTTTTGATTCAATAGACTTTAGTAATTTCTCATAATTTCTTCTAGAAATCTTCGACAAGATACCTTCAGCTACTTGATTATACATCATATTGCCAAGGTTTTGAGTTAAATCAACTGCCTCCATTCTACCTCCTGCATTAATTTGAGAAGTAGCTCTGTCGGCTATGATTTCTGCGAGTTGGACAAATCCTCTTCTTTCTCCAGTATATTCGTCTAAATTTTCAGAAATTTCTTGTGCTGTTTTTCCAGAAAAAATCTCTTTATAAATAGCACTCTTTTGTATAGCTTTTGACAATGCTCCGTAAATCTTAGGAGTTTCAAAAATTGGGTTTAATTGTTCTGCATCAATCATCTGGCCAAGTTCTTGTGAAGCTAAGTATTCATTTGCTACATTAGATTTTGTAGATGATTCGTTATCTGGGAATTGTTTTACTCCTAGATTTCCTCTTAATGCAGAAAATGTTCCAAAAAATCCGGGTTTTCCTAATTGCATTCTAGCAAAGTTAGGAATATGACCCGATGAATAATTAGATACGAAATCTCTAAACTTTGAAGCTTTGCCCTCATCAATAATAGATTTGTTTTGCTTATAAGTAGAAATGATGAAGTTCATCAACTCGGGAGTCAGAGAACCTTGAATTTCTTTTAAATAAGAACCCACTTGCTCTGCGTTAGCTGCCCAAACGCTTGCCATTGATTTAGCATGAGCTTCTCCTTCTGTTCTATTAACTTGGTGAGCGGCTTCATGAAAAACAGTATCTAATATTTCTCTAGAATAGATGTCTCTAAATTTACCAACTGATTTTATTTTCTTTCCTTGTTTAGCTTTTTCTTGAGAAATCTTTCTAATTCTATCTATAACTGTCTCTACATGAGCAAATGGTTCAACTATAGATTTCGTACCTACTTCTTTTGATGAAGCAGTATTTAAACCCATCCAATTAGCTCCAACAGCTAAACCTCTAAATGAAGCATTAGCCATTCTTGGATCAAAAATCTCAGAAGCCTGTCCAATTGTTTGTTCAAAAACGCTTTTTAAAGCAGCACCAAAATTTTGGAATTTAGGATTTCCAGCAATACTCTCCATTGTTCCTTTAGGCAAAGAAGAAGAAACATCAAGAAGCTCAAGATCAGAACCCATTTGATAAGAAGGGACATTCCTAACGCTATCTTCTTGAGCGCGTTTTAATTGTGCAGCTAAATCCTGTACGGCAGATTTTGCCATTTTGCCTAATGGCCCTCTTAACTCAGTTCTGTCAGTATTCCAAGGATAATTTGGATCACCTGCACCAACATTACTCCTAACATTAAACATTAAACTTTTAGGAATATAGTCTACTCCTTCTACTTTATAGTTAGCATACTTCATTCCCTCTGACAGCATGGGAATCTGAGCGTATCCATAAGTTTTTTGAGGATCTCCTTGAGGATCAAACAATATATCTACTTCTCCACCTTCTGCCGTTAAAGTTCTTTGTACTGAAGATTTACTAGGATCAAATTTAGAAAAATAATATTTTCTATAGCTAGGATCTTCATTTCTAGTATTAATTGTTTGCCTCAATAAACCAGAAGAAGCAGTAGTAAATTTAAATGGAAGTTCTGCTACTTTTCCTGCTCTATTCTCTAAATAACTTCCATAAGATATATAACCCTCTTTAGAAGGAGAAGCAGCGAAAGTGGTTCCCATTATTGGAGTATTCTTTTTTTCTGGATTGACTTCTCTCCAAAACATTTTTAACCCATCAAAATTTAAATCACCTCTTGGTTGATTAAAAAGAGTTTCATCTAAACTTATTTTGCCCTTTTGTATGAAATTATTCCATCCTTCTGGGGTTCCAGAAACAATTGTTCTTATCTTTCTACCATTTATTTCTTTTATAGTATCAAGAAGGAACTTCTTGGAACCCATGAAAATAGAAGCTTTTCCCATTCCAAATCCAGATAATCCTTTATTACCTCCTTCATTTCCTGTTTGAGCATATGGTAAAAATTTAGTGAATACATCTTCTGGAGACATTCCAGTGCCAACATCACTAATTGCAAACTCATTTGGCTTTCCATATCCGCTTACTCCAATGAAAACTCCCTTTTCTTGTCCTGATTGACCGTGAGCGACAGCGTTTTGCAAAGACTCTCTAAATACTGTTTCGGGATTAATATCCATTTGTGCTAAATTAATTCCCATTAATCTAGCAGTATTTACTGTTTGAAAGTCTTTTTGAGCAAAATTTGGTATAAAACCTTTTGAAAATCCAGTACTAAGTTGACTTACCTTTTTTTCTTGAGCCTTAAAATGCTCTGCCATTTGTAGGCCGAATTTCTTCTTAACTTTACCAATAAACGATCTTACAGCATCATCATTATTTCTTAATTTATAATCTCCATATTGATCTCCAAATCCGGGGAAAAACTGTCTTACATTTCCAATATTTCCCCCAATTACGTCAAAATCTCCAACACCACCACCAGATTGATCTCTTGTGTAATTAGCGGCTAAATTAGTAGAAGCTTCAAAAATAGTACCAGCAAGAACAGAATAATTTTTACCTGCCTTATTAAAAAATTCATCAACAGAAGCATCCGAATATTCTCCGGGTCTAATATAATTAGCAATTTGTTTTGTTGTTCTGCGAGAGAAATCTGCTGTTTGTGTAATTAGATTAGTTTTTTCTTCGTTTTGAGAAGACGAATTTAAAGCATAAGATTTAATCTTAAAAGCTCTTCCGTCTTCTTTTCTCTTAGTTAATATTTCTTCGGTCTTTTCATCTGCAAATAGTTCCTTATTTTTTGCATCTAAATCAAATACAAGCATTGAAGCAGGAGGAACATAAGGATCATAAACTTGCTTAATTCCTTCTTTGATATTTTCTTGACCTGCTATTTTCTTTCCGGGTGCAAAGTCGCGTCTAATAGCGTTTAAATCTGATATAGCTCCAGATTTCCATCTTGGATCATCTTTTAAAAGACTATCTGGAACATACTTTCTAATGTCTCCATAAGTAGCCCCTCTTCTCACAAATGTATTTAAATCATTTGCAGTAAAAGCAGAACCATCAGTTTTATAAAAACCTTTATCTTGACTCCAAGCTGCCGATGTTCCAGTTGTAATTTGAGAAAGAGAAACGGGAGCAGATAGACCAGACCCAAGCCACCAATCATTATCTCCATAAGAAGGATTGGTTAAAGGTTTTGGAGCAAAATTAGGAATGAATCCTTTAGCCATGTAAGGATTAATTCCATTTTTAGCCATGGATTTTGAAGCTAATTGAGTTGCTGCGCGAGATCCTTGAGGAGGAAGAATATAAGGTTGAGCGAAACCGGGAATATATTTAACTGTTTCGGCAGTATTCATTATTCCGCCAATTGACTTTGGAGCAGCAACTACTCTACCGGGAGTATAACCACCTTGCATAGCTCCAACCATCTCTGCGGCTTGCTGTTTAGCTGGAATATACCCTTCTGCGCTTCTTCTTCCAACAATAGTATTCTTTTCAGAAACTCTTAAGCCTGAAGCTAAAAATCTACCGCCTATATCAATAGAAGAATTTTTAATCTGTTCTGCTAAAGCAGCTTGTTCTATAAGAGTTTGTTTTATTTGCTGCTCTACTTGCAAGCGAGTTCTAGATCCAGAAATAATGTCTTTAATTAGATCGGGATTATCAGAAAGAATTTTACCAATTTCTGATTGTAAAACAGCTTGTTGTCTTCCAAGAGTATTAAGTCCCAAAAGATTTTTAGTTGCATCTCCAGCGAATTTAGTAAAGTTAGCTAATAGTTTTCCAATTGCAAACGCTCCAATACCTAAACCGGGACCAGTTATAAAATTAGTAACACCACTTAATACACCAGTCGCAATTTTTTCGCCAACTCCCTCTGCGTCTTTTTCATTGTAAGACTCTAAGCTTGAATTAATATAGCCCAAAACTTTTCTAATTCCGGGTCCAACGCTTGCTTCTCCAATTGAGGTAGCAAATTTTGTAAAATTAATAGTTGTTTCATTAAGCAAAGCAGAAAGACTTTCGTTTAATGCTTTATTCTTTAAGATAGCTTCGTCTGCTGCCTTAGAGGAAGTTCTTGTAGCTTCTGCGAATGCAGAATTTTGTTTTGATACGTCTGCTAATGCCGCTTTTAAAATGTTAATTTGATAAACACCACCAACAAGTTCAGCAACTTGAGATTTAATAACAGGATTTAAATTTTGAAATGACTGAGCCAAGTTTTCAATAACTTTAATCGTTGGCAAAGCATTTCCTGAAATATCAGTAACAGCAATACCAAAGTCTTTCAAATCACTGATAACTTGAGGTCTTTCTATTCTTGTAAAAATAGTCTTTAAAGCGTTACCGATTACAGCACCACCACGGGCAGTTGTTTGCTGAACAGAAGTAACAATACCTAACAATTCATCAAAACTAACTCCAGCTTCGCTGGCTGAAGAACCTACACGCTGAATAGCTTCGGACAAGTCTCTAGAACTAACTGCGAATTTAGCGTCAACGGCGGCTAACTTATTTACTACATCAGTTGTAGTGAGAGCTTCTTTTGTAAATGAGTTTACAGCAGCAGTAAGAGCCTCAGTACTAGAAACGACATCAAGACCAGAAAGACGAGTTAAGATAAGAGCATCTCTTGTTCTCTTTAATGTCTCTTCTAATCCCAAACCTTGTCTTGAAAATTCTGTTGCAGCACTGGCTACATCTTTAAAAGCCGATCCAGTATTTTTTGCTACACTAAATAACTGATCTCCAAATTGCTTGATACCCTTAGAAGATGTATTTAATACTACATTGATATCAGTAAGAGACTTTTCTACTTCGATAGTAGTATTTACTAAAGAGGAAAATGACTTTTGAACTGCAAAAATAAGACCAGCAGAAGCTCCGAATGCGACTACACGGGCATTTGAAGCTTCCAAAGACTTTTGGAATTCATTAGCTAAACCAGTAATTTTACCCAGTGGTTGAGAAAAATTTCTTGTATTTAGAGAAAGATTACTCTTGCTCTGGATACGGTTCAACGCCGACAACACATCTTTTTCAAGTTGCGCGGCAGCAAATGTCGCTGAAATGGGAATATTTCCTGCTGATGTAGCCATATATCCTTAAACCTAAGAATAATTACACTTAAACGCCGTGTAATTTGATTAAATCTTCAAAACTTAATGAGCCGCCTTTTTTCTTTGCGGCTTCATCTAGAGAGATGGCTCCAGTATTGTCTTGCTTTAATTTCTTTAGGTCTTCCTTGGTAGCTCCCATGACAGAAACTGCCTGAACCGCTGTTTCTTTACCTGAAGCAGCGTTCTTATCTTCATGTAATTTTTCAAGATTACTGCTAGACTCATACCAATCAATAATCTTATCTACATCATCATTATATTCATCAGGATGCTTGACGCTAGACTTGCTCATCAAGTCTTTGAAGTATCTAGCGTATCCAAACAATTCAACCTGATAGAATGTCAAATGAGTAACTGGCTTACCAAAGAAAAAGAAGGGATTATCCTCTGCTAAGTAAAAATAATTAAGGAAAAATCCGCTAACTCCTATTCTTTTTATATTATGGTTATTGAACTTTTGGGCGCATTTAGAATATGCACCAACTAAATTAAATAATTCAACTTGATCTATATCTTCAAATTCTTCTAATGTAAAAGCCTGTTTTTCGCATTTTTCATCAACGTATACAGAATAATAAATATAAAACTCATTCATTCTTTTGCCCGAATAAGTCTCGCAAGTGTTTTCTAGGAGATCGTCTTTCTTTTGCTGTAACCGATTAGTTTCTTCAGTTATCTCTTTCATCTGCCTATCAATATTCTCCAAGTCTCTAGTTAAGTATAATTTGCGGCGAGTTTTCATTAAATTCGCAAGAGTAAGTCTATTATTTTCTATCTTTTTATCGTCTTTTTCGTTGTATATATTTTCTTTAATTAGCTCTTTTATCTTTTCTTCGTTTGTTGGAATACCTTGGGATTTAGCTTTGTTATAATAGTAATTTTCTTGAACTTCAATTGTTCCTGCGTCTTTTGGAGACATATGCTTAACATAGTAAGTCTTACCATTTAATTTAAATGAAGAAGACCCAGTTACTATATCCCAATAAAGAGATTTTAGATTTTTATTAAAAGCTTCTAGATCCATATACTAAAAAGCCCCCGCTCTCGCAGGGGCTAGGATTAATTAACGCAAGAAATTAAAAGATTTTTTGTTCTAACTTTAGCACATCGAAGTCCTCCTTCGAATTTGCTCTACCGACGTACCAGAAACTAATAAAGTAAATGAAAGCGTTAGCTACTTTTACTAGATGAGGATCTTCTGATTCAAAGATTTCGTCATACCTGTTCATTCGGGCTTCATAATCTCCTTCACCAAAGAATGGTTGTTTCTCCCCGTTTTTCTCATAGTATGACAAAAATAATATCCACCAAGTAATTACTTTATTACGCGCCCTTGTTTCTGCGGTATTGTCAAACAACGACTCTTTTTGTACCTCTAGTTCTGTTAGAGAGTTTTTAATTACAGTAATCTTGGTTTCTAGCTCTTCTTTTTTAGCTGTAAAATAATCTGGTCGATCTTTCTCTTCTAAAGCAAGAAGTCTTTGCAACTCGTTTTGAGCATCATACAAATCCTTATAAGCATCTGCTTCTGCGTTTTTAGTTCTATCTGCTAAAATTCCACCATCATCAACATATCTCTTATTTAGTAGAGTACGAGTAAGAAGACCAGCTTTTACTCCTTCAGAAAGCTTAACGCCATAAAACAATTCAGCTTCGTCAAACAAAGCTCTAGTAGGCTTTTTGATAAAATAGTTATGAGGAATCTGAGTAGTTACATCTTTGGTAATCGTGACTTTTTGACCAGCCTCGTTTACAGACTCTTCTGTCTCTTTTACAACGCCTTCTTTATTTATTGCAAATTCGTATATCGTTTTCATTATAAATCTATATTATTTAGTTCTTCTTCGAACTGTCTGATAGTATCATTGCCAGAATCAAGAACTTTTTTTCTTAGCCTTTGATACTTATCTTCAGAGATATTATAACCATCTTCTTTTAAATCTTCAAGTAAGATTAAAAAGTTTTTATATAGATTAATAACTTTACGCCGATTTTGAAAGAGAATAAACTCTTTCATTTTTATATCCATAGCCATAATACCTTTGAAATACCTTTACCTAATAATCTTTACACGCATAAAAACAAAAAAGCCCCAGTTTTTAGGCTGGGGCTTTGAAGTTAATATTTTAGCTTATGCGTCGAGAGGCAATGTCTCAAGCATGAACAATCCTCTGTCATTTTGTTGAGGAGAGCCAACTTGAGTAGAGAAGTTTAGCGTGACCTGTTTATTGGCTCCGATTGAAGAAGAGAAGTCTTGTGAATCCAAGTTAAGTCTCTTGAGTACATATCCAACGCCTTCATCAGGATTCAAATCACTGTTAGCAACAGCAGGAGCAGCGAGTTTGATAACTGCGTCATAGAGACCATCTACATTTACTAGATCGACCAAGTTACCAGTAGTAAGATCTTGTACCAAAGCTGTAACAGAAAGAGTTACAGTAACTGGGAAATCAATTTCTCTTGAATAAGCATATCTGCTTCCGATCTTTTGCAATGGAGTTCTATTTAGACCCATTGAGATTGAGAAGTTTTGAATAGCGGCAGAAGTAGTTAAATCAGTACCGCCATAAGATTGACCCTGAGTCTTTGATAAAGAGAATGATATATCTCCATGTCTAAGAGCAGAAATCTTTCCCAAAGCGTTTTCACCATTAGGATTGCCTGTAGCTTGAGGTAGAATAAACGCACCTCCAGCAATAGCTCCAGCAGGAGTAACACCGGGAGCAGCACCTGAATTTCCATTGCTGAAATTCATGTTTAAGCACTCCAAGCTGACAGAAGTGGTTGGGAAGTCTCCTACAGCAGCGTTAATAGAGTAATTAGTTAAGAAACCGTTTCCTAATCCAATTGTGCTTCCTATTGTTTGGTTAGCAACAGTATCATTAGCAAAAGAAGAAGCATCATTACCTTCAGAAACTGTTCTGATGAAATAATTTTTAGTATTAATGAATCCGCTGGTTAGAATTCCAGATAAGCAAGATTGAGTAGCATTTGCGCTAGTGATATCAGAAATAGTAGTAATTCCATTGCTAATTACTGAAAATCCAAGGTTCTTTTCGTTGCCCATGTCTGTTAGCAAATAAGTGAAATCAACTCCTACGGTGGGTTGCTCTAGAATAATACGATCAATAGCAGCTAGATCGCCGAATTGGTTAACGTCTCTTCTTGCAATATTGAAATTATAATTACAAGATTGGACGCGAGAAAACTGGTTAATATATAAATTTCCAGTTTGTGGTGGTGCAGAAGCCGCTACGTCAACAATGTCTTTTGTGTTGAATAGTGCTTCTGATTGGTAAATTACACGATTTCTTGGCATATTTTTAATCCTTTAAATTTCTTTTTATTATTACATTTTTTATTCTGTTTTGAGAAATTATTATATGATTTCTTGTCTTTGCATCCAATAATCTCCCTGCATAAATACACCTTTAGTGGAATCTTGAGGAGAACTCATTTGACCTCCAAAGGTTAAAGTAGCTGTTTTGTTAGCTCCAATTGAGGAACTAAAGTCTAAAGATTCTAACTGCGCTGATTTAATTAAATATCTTACACCAGTTATCTTACCATAACTTGAAACTTCAGTTCCGGGTTTAATAAAAGAGACTGAAGTATTGAATTTAATATCTTTACTAGAAACTACATCAACTAAATTACCAGTTGCTAGTTCTGATACCAAAACATTGACAGAGAAAGAGTAGCTAACTGGAAAAGTAATTTCTTTTGCGAAATTAAAAGTATTTCCAAGTTTACTTAAAGATTCTCTAGATAAAGCCATTGATAAACTGAAACTTTGAGCGTTTAAAGAAGAAGACCTTGTATCAATTCCTAATCCTCCAGAAGCATAAAATGGAGTTAAATCAAGGATGATGCCTCCGGGTCTAAATGCAGATATATTTTGTGATAGGTCTGATCTGCTGTTAAAATCTGGAAGAGAATATGTCCCATTTACTCTTGTTCCTTCTTCGTCTATTGAAGGCAATGGATAACGTCTACCAGCAGAACTAGATTTAAAATCGTTGTCTCCAGTAACTATAGAAAAATTTCTAGCTTCATTACTAATTGCCACATTTGGGATGTCTCCTACTGCTGCATTAATAGCGTAATTTGTAATAACAGTATTTCCAAAAGCGATAATGGCTTGATCCAGTGTGCCGGTTGTCGCAACACTTACGTCATTTCCTTGAGGCACAGTTCTTACAAACAAATTTTTTTCGTCACTTGCTTTTGTAAGTATTCCGCTTAAACAGGTTATATCTACAATACTAGAAGTACCTTCTGGATAGTTATTTGCTAAAGTTGGAGAAAAAGTTGATTGATTGCTCGTACCGCCAATCCCGACATTAACTGGAATATTAACAATAGAAACTGTGGTTGCGATTTGAGAATTATTTATATAAATAACTCCTGATCCTTTATCAGTTATTGAGACTCCTGTTGCTTGACCCGCATATAATCCTCCAGTAGCCACGCCAAAAGAAAGTACAGGAGGCATATTTCCACCGGCTTGTGGCAATGTTAAAGTAAATGAATTTAAATAACCTTGACCGCCATCAGCAATAGAAGCCGCAGTAATTCCAAATTCAGATTGCCCAGAAGCAGTAATTGTTAAATTTACAGCAGCACTTCTCTTCAAAGAAGTCGTAGTGAAACCTAATTCTTCTTCATTCTTAAGACCGTTTTGATAGTAATTAAAATCAATATTTATTACTGGTTGCTCTATAATGATTTTGTCTATTGCGGCTAAATTTCCAAATTGATTTACATCTCTTCTCGTAATATTAAAGTTGTAATTAATACTTTGTATACGATCTAAATTAGCTAAATTTGGAAGCAAACCTGCTTGCATAGTAGCAAGACTAGCCGTGGTGGTTCCTGCTCCAGAGGCTAAAGTTCTTGTAGCAAGAGGATCTAATTGATTTAATTTTTGAGTAGGAACATTTACATTGCTTCCTGTAACAAACTTATAGTGACCAGATATGGCTGGCGAAGGGCCAACGTATAATGCTTCATTTTGGTAAATTACTCTATTTCTTGGCATATTTTTATGTTTGTCTTGGCTCTCTAAATTTAACTAACTCGAAATCAATTAGTCCATAATAAGAACCGGGATTAATATTGTTCTCTCTATCTCTTACACCTGCGACCTTTGAGACGGAAACTCTATCTATCATGCAGTAGTCTTTGCCGCTTGTAATGTTATTATAATTAAAAACTACCCCGCTCTTAAAGCTGCCTAAAACATTAAATGGATTGTATGTTGGATCAATTAGAGGAACGTTGTCGTAATTTCTATCTCTAAATAATGAACAAACTGCATCTAATGTATATTGTGAATCAACAATAACAATGGCCCTAAAGTCTACTCTCGTTTCGTCTGTTCCGCCGAAAGCCCAAGGATCATTTGTGCTTCCATTATTTTTGATGAAAATTACAGGGTAAGTTATCGCATTTTCTTTTAAAGAATCCTTTAAAGACCCAGCAGGGGTTTTATTTCTTCTAACGTATTGAGTTTCAAATAATAACACTTCTTCTGGTTGAGATGTCATCAACACGTTAAACTCTTTAACCGAATAAGTTCCAGAAACATTAAGAGATCCAGAACTTAAATAAATCTGACCTTCTGAATAGTTTATACCACTTAGAGGGCTTTGACCTAAATTGTAATTTGCGCCATTTATGCTAACTCCCGTCATTACTGTTGCTCCAGCAATTGAAGAGTCATATACTAATCCTTTATAAGGACCATTATAAGCATAAAAACCATTCACATAAGAAGAATTAGCAGGAAATGTAGTATTTACGTTATAGTAAGCCTCACCCTTGGATAGCAGAGTGTGATCAAACCACATTAAAAACGATGAAGATATTTGATTGTCAAATTGCGGTTTCATTGTTTGAGTTTATCCTTTAGATTTTTTAGTATTGTACTCAAGTATTTCACAGTAGAAAAAGAGCCTGATCTAACTTTGTCATCTGCCTGAATACCGCCGCCAGATCGGCTAGGCTCAGGAGATTTAAATTTTCCAGACAAGTAATATCCCAATCCAGAAATGCCTCTTTCAATTCCTCTAACCCAGCTTCTTCCAGCTTCCCAAGGTAATGGAGTTTTTTGTTCTATTGACTTTAATGTAGGAACTGAAACAGGGAATTCGAATTGAACACCTGTTTCTGTAGTTCTTGTTTTTGGAGTTCTATTTAGTAGAATTTCTTCTTCTAAAGCTTGCCTTACCTGCTGCGTAGGCTGAGAGTCTTGATCAAATCCAATAAATGAAAATAAATTAGAGTCAGGTTTTGTTCCGGGTAAAGTTTTTGAGATGTTTTTTCCTTCGGCTCCCATTTCTAATTCGACAGTAACTGGGTGCTGATCAAATTCTTTTATTGTTTGATTTTTAAGTCTTTGAAATTCTTTTTCGGCTCTTTGGTAGGCTAAATTCTGAATGTCTTTACTGAAAAGAAGTTTTTTGACTTCTCTATTTAAAATTGTCTTATTTATTGTAGCCATTACATTATTTCCTTCATCATGTACTCGTAATAAGGTTCATCAATATATCTTTTAACTACAAAACCATATTGCACATTCCAAGATTTATTGTCGAAAGTTATTCTTTCTGTTTTACCATTTTCAATGTAATCTTTGGCTTCTAAGCGGACTCTTATTCTTGCAGTAGTATTAGGATTTTTAATCTCAGAATTTAAAGACACAATGTCTTCATCTGGACTACCATAAAATATTCTAGCTTTATAAACACCAGAGACTGGCGTATAAGTTACGCTATCAGGCAGTTGATCTGTTGGATAACCAAATACTGGAGTTTCGTTAACAGAAGTTATATTTTTAATAGGCTCTTTGTAGACGACAATATCCCTAGATAATGTATCAAAAAGATCATTATAACTTGATCCAAAACTAAGTCTTTGTGCGTCTGTTATTAAAGATGCCATAATTAAACTCTATTAAATGGTCTGATTGAATAATACTTATCAGTAATATAAGAACCAGCTACAGTATCGTCGCCAGCAACTTGTAGAGGACCAACGTCGTTAATATTGTAATCATTAACCATCGCAGTTAATTCATTAAGTGAATTTTTCTTTGCTTCTAAGTATATTTTACTGGTTTCGTTTCGGTTGATTCTGCGAACAGTTCCACCGCCATCTGTAACTTCCAACAAGCTATCTCCATTTATTGCATTTAAAGTTTGCTTGACTTTTAGATCGTAAAAATAACATTCATAGATCTTTTTATAAATAGACTTTTCTGTTTCTCCCAAATTGGGCACAAGCTCCAAAGAAGCGTCGTCTATAATAATGTCTTTGTTCAGTTTATTATTAAGAATACCTATATTGCTCCTAAGCCAATAACTAATAGCTGGTACTGATAGATCACTTGGTTGACCTAATTCGAAATAGAGTTCTTGAGCCATGTCTACGATTTTCATATTAGTATGTTATTTCTGGATTAATTACAAAATAGCCACCTTCAACAGTACGAGCATAATTTTCTCCCGAGAAAACTTGAACATCGTATAATAAGTAACTAGATGGTAAAGCCGCCATTCCTGTTCTACCTATGCTGATATCGATATATCCGCTGACAAAACTTTCTCCTGCGGCTCCTGATATGATTTTTGGATTTAAGTCTAATAAAATACCAGAGCTTGGTACATACACATTGTCGTTTGTATATCCTGCCCCATAACTTGCTCTTACATAGCCAGAAGCCGTGAAGCCTGATAAGTTTATGACAACTCCATCAGAGTCACGGGCAACAAGTCTCTTATAAAAAGAGTTTCCTTGTGTACCTGTTAAATTCATACACATTATTACACAAAAAAAGCCCCTTTCGGGGCTTGAGAAGAGATATTTTAAAAATTAAGGCATAATTCCCGTTGGAACTGGCTCAGGAGGAGTTGGAGGAGTTGGTTCAATAATAGAGAGACTTGCTTCAGATGTTTCTATTGATCCAGCTATATTAGTAGCTTTTGCTTTATAGAATCCTACATTATCTTGTGTGACTCCACTTATGACATACTGAGAGGAATTAGAATCTGGAATAGATTGATCGTCTTTAAACCACTCAATAGTAATTGGTTGATCTCCATCAAATACAGCAGAGAAATATGCGTTTGCTCCAGAAGGCATAGATAAGTCACTTGGATTCGATAAGATAAATGGAGCTACAAAAGTATTCAATGAAGCTAAATTACTATTTGTACTTCCTACAGGGTTTTGAGCTTTTACATAATAGGTTCCTATATTAGTTTCGGAGACTGAATTTATAGTAAGAACTTCTAAATTTGCTCCTGAAATAAGTTCTTGATTCTTATACCATTGATAAGAAATAGGAGCATCTCCAGAAGCTACTACAGTAAATACAGCGGGAGAACCACTAAGAACTTTTAAATTTTCAGGCTGAGTAGTAAAGTATGGAGCGACTGCTTCAGTATATCCTAAGTTTTGTAATACTACATTTTTTACATAATTATAATCTGCTGCGGCTGTTTGCTCAGGGGGCCAATCTTGCCAGTCATCTCCCGCAAGATTAGTAAAAGTTTTATCTAAAACTAATCCTTCAGGATTTTTCATTACGACTGAAAATCTAATTCCATCATGAGGGTCAAATGCGTTAAAATCAACGCAAAGTTGCGTCACATTTGCGCCAGATGGTTTTGGGTAAACGGGGATAAATATTGTATTCATTTTCTTATTTTAATCTAAAATTAAGTTATTCTAATATTTTTTACACTTTATAATCCAAATCTTCCTTTTGTAGCATTGTAATTTTGCAAGACCTGAGCAGCAGATAAAGAAATATTATAAACTCTTGCCTCTCCAACATAACCATATAAAGAAGCAACGTCACTATGCGCTTGCGCGACATAAACAGAGCTATTTCCAGTAAAGGTTGTATTTAAATCATTTATTGTATATACGATAGAACCATTCACATAAAGAGTTAAAGAACTACCAGATTTTGTTGCTATAACATGAGTCCATTTTGAAACTGGATTGTATTCATTAGCTTGATAAACACCTGTAATAGTTGATCCACCTGCTTTATACTGAACATATAATCCTGTATATAAACCAGATCTCCATTTTGCAATATATACAAAGTTACTTGAATTTGTGCCTAAGCTTATTATTCCTCTATAAGTATTATCTGATGCAGTTGCCGCATCTAAATAAACCCAACACTCCATGCTAAATGAAGCTGATCCTAAATTCAACGCAGAAACTGTTGAAGTATTATAATAACTATTATTATTAGGAAAACTTAATAAACCACCGTATAAATTAATATAAGAAGATGTTCCACTTGCAGATGCATTTATTGCATTTCCGCTAACATCATACCATGTTGTACCTGCTCCAGCATAACTATATGGATTGCCAGCATCAAGATTTAATACAAGACCATTTTGTACAATTGTATTTGCAAATTTTGACTTTTGAGCTTCATAATTTTGTAATACTTCTGCGGCACTTAATGCTTTATTATATACTTGCATAGCATATATGTTTCCAGTTAAGTATCTACCGCCAGTAAATCCTTGGACTTGTCCAATCAAAAATCCATCAGTCATTCCAGTATAACTCAGACTTCCATTGACAGAAGTCGAAGATGCCATTAATACGCCATCAACATAAATTCGTTGATTTGTTCCATCGTATGTGCCAACTACATAGTAAATTTGGTCATTATTAGGAGATATGCCTGAATTTAACTGAAGAGATGTTGATCCATTACCTACAAAAAATCGTATAGGTCCGCCAACTACTCCTAACCAATAACCCTGTACACCAGTATCTCCATATCCGGCTATAAATTGAACCGATTGTCCATTATTTATAGTCTTAAAAAAAACTCCTAAACTTATACTATTACCCCGAAGAATTGCGTTAGCTCCTACACTCACATAATCATTGGAACCATCAAATTTCAAAGTTCCTTTGTTATAATAATCATAAAGCGGCATATTTGCCACAGTTCCATTGCCAAATAATCCATTGTCATCATTTCCCGCTAAATCAACTATACTTCTATCAGTATTAGATATACCCCATTTTTGTCCAAGATATGTGTGGACTTGTTTTAATTCTGTAGCTGTTAATTCTCTATTAAAAATAATTACTTCAGCAATCTTTCCATTTAAATAAGTTGATTGTTGACCTAATCTAATTACACCTGAAGCATCAGAATTTGCAATGACACCTGTTGTTGTTGCAGAAGTTCCATTTAAATATACTTGCCTTGTAGTGCTAGAAGTGCCTTTAAAAACTTTTGTAAAAATATAAGTCGTAGATGTAGTAATTGAACTAGTCGCATATTTACCACCATCACCATAATATGCATAATAAGTACTTCCATTATGTAAAGTAAGTCCATTATTTAATGAATTATTTATAGAAACTAATCCAGCATCCTCGGTGCCTGTTGTTTGACTAGCTATAGCGAATATTGTATGAGTAACACTTAAATCTAATGAATTAGAAGTACTTAAAGAATCATTTGTTCCATCAAAAGTTACTGTTTTTCTAGAATTTGTACTAGAATTTCTAGTTGGTTGATTGGCAGCGGTGGATTGATTTGCATGATTATTTAATCCACTTTTATCACGCCATTGACTTACTAAAGTTCCTGAACTATAGCTAAAAGAACTATCGTCAGATGAATCTAACCACAAAATCAAACCATCTTTTACTGATAAATTTGCGCTTGGATATGATTTATTTTGTGATGGGTCTAAGCATAAAACTAGACCATCTAATATAATTTTTGGAGAGTATGTTAATGACATATTATTTAATCCACCACCATAGTTTTGTACTAATATTATTTGCTGTAGTTACAGCAGATGTTACCGAAGTAGTATAAGCTGACCAAACTATATTATCATCATATCCTACTTTGGCAGCGACATTTACATCACGATCTTGACCAGTATAGTTATCACTTGTTGTTGATATTCCAATAGCAAGAGTACCATCAGCATCAGCACCTGTACCTGCTTCAAAATCGCCAGTTCTAGTTAAATTAAATGCTCCGAATGGTCTACCAGCATACAATAAAGCTTCATGAAATCTGCATAAGCCAACCACTGGGGCATTTGTAATTCCTGTATTTGAAACGTCTGCTGTAGGAGTAAAACCATAATCACTTAATCCGTTATATTTATGAAAACTATTTTTTACAGAGAATTTTAAATTATAACTTAAATCAAAAGCTTTTAAAGATCCTCTTGGTAGTGATACATTGTTTCCATAACTACTATAGTATTGAGTTCTACTAGCATCTGGTGCCCAAACTTCTTTCCATCTTACTTTTGTATTCCATTGATAATACCAATCTGCACTTGCGCTGCTTGTTACCGTAGTAGCAGCAGCAGAAGCTAAAATTCTAAAATGGTTAATTTTCATATTACCAAAATTAGAAGAAACACAATTCATTGCAGTAGTTCCAAAAACTGAATCGGAACTATTTGCTTTTAAACTCCATTGATAATCAGTATCCCAACTTCCTACAAGCATCCAACCAGTTTGCCCATATTCATCTCTTGTAGTCATGTCACAATATACTTGTTTTACACCATTTGAAGTAATTATATAATACAAGCCACTTGCGACATCTCCGCGTTTTCTAGTAATATCTAATGCAGAATAAGCGGGATTCGTCAGAGAAGATCCATAATTTGAATAGCGAGAAGCTTTTAGGATATATATGTTTTTGCTTACTAAATAATCGTTATAAACTTCAGAAGCATTTAATGCTTTTTTATAGACTTTTACTTCTTGTATTTTTCCATGCAATAAAGAGGGTCCACAGTTATTTGCAATATAACCCATGTTTATAGCACCATCCCAAAAATATGAATTATTAGTTAAGGCAGAAGATGTAGAATCCAGAACACCATTTTTATAAATTCTTATTACAAAACCAGTATAAGTTATTACAATGTGAGTCCATTCATTTCTATTGATTGTTGTGCTTGTTGATGTTCCTGTATCTGAAGAGGTATGAGTATTATCTGCTGCTGATCTTATTTGAGCTATTAAACTAGTTGTACTAGAGTTAGCAGATGCACTAGTTAAGTATGCAAACAATCCTAAATAATAAGCACCCGGAAGGCCAGTTCCCGGCAATTCGAAAATAGTAATTCTTTTATCTCCGCATGCATTTAGAGGAAAATTACTAGAATTTGGTCTTAACCAAAATTGTAAACTAAAATCATATCTATTATCAATAATAGCTCCTGATGAGTTTTGTGCAGAACTGATACTCATTGTATAGCTATTAATTCCATCAAATAATGGACCCTCATCATCAAACAACATAGATGTTAAATCTATGCTTTTATTATTTCCACTTAAATCGACTAAACCTCCACCGCCAGCTAAAGAATTTGTTCTTGCAGTAGTATTAAAAGCTGTTGGAAAATCAGCTTCTTCAAATTTAAAATTAGCAATATAAACATCCCCGGCTGGATTATCATCATTATAAGAAGGCAAAGTATAAGTTCCTCTGAAATATGAATAACTATCAACTGGAACATTTGTACAAATAATAGAATAACCAAAAGTCCATTTTCCCACTATAGTAAGATCAAAAGTACTATACATTTCAGTAGAAACATTATTATATATTCCAGATCCTCCTCTTGGAGTTCCAAAAAATCTACTTGACGAAAGAGTAACGATATTTGGAGCCGTTTGATAATACCAAAAGCTTACTATATAAGTTTTGCCATAAGCAACGCTAAAATCACTTGCATTGCCCCAATAATTATTTCCACTTACGAGTTTATAAACATCACTTTCTAATTTAAATGGCAATCTTCCTGCTCTTGGATAACTAGTAACTTTTAACCAACGGTCTCCTGAAAAACCTAAATAAACTCCATTAGCTAAATTTGCACTATCTGGTCCACGAAAACTTTTTGGATCATTTACATTATAATATAAGCTTAATCCTGTTCTTGATATTTGTAAACCTTTATTAACTGTACTCATATTATGGTAAATTATGTGTTTTCTTGTGAGCTATATAATTTTGATAAATTTCTTTTTCTGAAAATGCTTTTCTGTAAATGCTTTGCATATTGCAATAACCTTTAAATGGAGGATAAGCTAATGTTCCTCCACCATCCGCTTGACCTCCCAATCCAATATAAAAATTTCCAGTTATTCCATTAGCGTAAGTACTTCCAGTAGCAGCAGAATATTGACCTTGAGAAACGCCATTTAAATAAATAGTAAAACTATTGTTTACTGGATTATTGACTACAGTTATTAAGTAATTTACGCCAGATGATATTGTTGGAACGGGTGTATTCTGATATCCACCAACAGTTGTTCTAACGTATCCAAATACAGTAATAACTCCAGCGGGACTAATATTATAATAAATACAAATACCACCATATCCTGCTCTACCAAATAATACTCCATTTCTATATGGAATTGAAGCACTAATTGTTCCTGATCCAGTTGTTGTTAAATCAACGGCAGAGCCACCAGAACTAGTTGATACTTGAAAAGTATTAGACGTAGGATTAATTATATAGTATGGAACTACTGTACTTGAATCTTGAAGTGGACTTGGCAACGAACCTCCTGAAACTGAAAAGCCAATTCTATCTCCTGCTACTAAATTATGGGTAACACTTGTTGTTATATAATTTGTGGTAGTATTAACGCTTGATATTGTAAAAGATGTAGGCGAATAAACTCTTGGAGCATCAAAATTTACAATAGCTTCTATTGTAAATGCTTGAGATGGGTCAAGATTTGTGATATCAAATCCTGTATCAACATAAGTGCCAATTCCATTATAATAAATCCCATTAGTATCAAAAACACTATTATCAAGACTAGCATTAAATCTATTTCCACTTAAATCTATTAACCCGCCGCCGCCAGTAATAGTATTTGCTGTGCGAGAACCATTAACAAATGCGGTTTGATATTCTTTTTGTTCTAATTGTATTTTTTCTACATAGAAAATATCTCCAATAGAAGGAACGCTCCATAACACTCCTACTTTAATAGTTGAACACCCTGCCGGTATTTTAAATTTACTGACCACCCAACCATCTGTAGTTCCAAAAGGTGCCCCAGTCCATAAGATATCTGTTCCACTGCTTACATTGTAAACATATAAATAAGCTTCTGCTGAACCAGATCTATAACCAAATGCACTAAGAGTATAAATAGAGCCAGCAGTTACGCTTATAGAATCAGAAAGAATACCCGGAGTACTACTGCCTTGGTTAGAAACTACTTTTATATAAGTTTTTGAATTGATTGTCTCAATAGTAGTTGTTATATTTCCATTATTATTCCAACCTGTGGTTGAAGTAAAATCAGGATTTGATATTAGATTTGTAGTCGTTTCTCCTCTATTGCTTAAGTTTGTCAAGTAATCATATTTAACCGCTGGAGTGACGTAAGCTTTTTGTTCAACTTGAAATTTTGCAATATACATTGCTCCACTAGTTAATCTGTCATTGTAAATATACCAATTAGAAAAATACTTTACAGTAGAATCAAGTGCCCCATTATTCACGACAGCAACTACTCTAACCCATTTATTTAAATATGCTGTATTGTATGACCAGTTTTGATCAAGCACACCATTTACATAAAAATACCATCCATAAGATCCATAAAAAGAACTAACAAATCCAGTTACAGAACTTGCAATATAAGTATTTATATATCCTGCAAGACCTCCATTGTATCCATTATAAACTTGAGTTAAATAAGCATAAAATGAAAAAACAAGATAAGGACCAGATATAGGAATAAGAGAGCCAGAAGTTAACCCTCCATTGTTGTTGTATAAAATAGTATTATTAGAAAAAGCAGGATTAGTAACTTGATGATATAAAACGCCTCCGCTAGGTACATTTTTGAAAAAATTACCATCACTTAAGTCTTCTGAAAAAGATGGATATGAGGTAGCTACAGTTAAACTTCCTCCTTGTGCGCCAATAGAAATAGCATTAGCTAAATTAGAAGTAGCTTCTCCCCTAAAGCCTTGAATAACTTTACTGTTGTAATAAAACAGCAAATTATCTTTAACTATTCCTATGTTTCCCTGCTTGACGCTCATATTTTATTATATTAAGAAGAAGGCAAAAAGACTTTTCCTATTACTGGATTATTTGCAGTTTGGAATCTTGTAATAATCGCATCAATTTGTGGTTTTAATTTATTAAATGCCATTTGGCAGATCTCTTCTTCAGTTAAATTATTGGTCTCAGAGAATGGCAAAGTATGTTCAATATTTGTATATTTGCTAGAATTAGTGTCCGTGATTAAAAATCCTACAATAGTAGAATTTGGAGATTCACTTGGGCATAACTCATATTTGTATATTTTATATTCGATATTTTCCATAGAATTTTATTTATATAATGGGATGTAAACTGTGTCTCCGGGACTAAGTGCGCCAGTTTGAATTGGCAACCAACCAACAAATGTTTTGCCAGCCGTTCCTCCTGCTGCTCCTGCTAATAATGCAGTTTCCACTCTTAAAACAGGGTTAAAGCTATCGCCTTTAATATGTAATCTTGCGGCATTTGGAGTTACGTTGCCAATTCCAACGTTTGCAGATGTGCTAATTTCAATAGCTTTTGTACCATTTAAGCCTAAGTATCCATAATCTCCAATACCGTCTCCGCCATTAACATAAAACTGCATTGGTTGAGCGGTACAAGCTATTCTTGCAACACCATCGCCAATAGCAAAAGAAAGTATTTGATTCGCTACTGCTGAATTTCTTTCTACTAATCTTAAAGTAGTTACGTCATCTTGTTGTATAACTGCTGTATCATAAAGTCTAGCATTTACAGATTGAACGCCATTATTTACAATAAATGGCCTGTTTGAACTAGAATAAGAAGGCGTACCAACATGAAGTCTTCCGCTTGGACTTAAAGTGCCAATTCCTACATTATCTCCAAATAGAATAGCATTTCCTTGATTATTTACATATAAAGGCTTGGAACCCCAGCTTTGAATATAGGCATAAGAACCATCTGCGCCCAAAGTTAAATCAGTATTATTACTATTTCCAATTGCGGCTGCATATGTATTTTTTGAAGTTGTAGTAAGAGCGGCTGCGAGAACAGTTAATCTAGATGTCGCGCTATCTGTTCCAACAGCGAGACTTGCTCCACTTATATAGCAGTCTATTGCCCTTGTAGATCTAATTGAAGATTTCCAATGAACAGAGTCATCCCATAGAGTAACAGCACTTGCAACATTCCAAGAACCTGCACCGTCATTTGAAGCGTACCATTTAGTTCCTCCACCCGGAGACATTACAAATAACTGATTATTACTATTAGCATTATGATGAGTCCAAGTTCCTTCTCTATAATATATTCCTGCGCTTAAATAAACTTCAGAATCCCAAGGAAGGATTCCATAAGCCGCCATACTAGAATTTTTTCTAACAACAATTGCTGAATTAGAAGTGCCATTTGTGTCAATAGAAATACCAGAAGCTCCTGCAAAATCTGTACCAATTGTTAATCTGGAACTAGGAGCAGCAGTTGAAGTAGCTAAACCTAAATTACCTCTTTGAGAAATGGCAAATTGTCTATTGACCCCTCCGCTTACATTCCAAACCGCAAATGTAGAATTTTCATCTGCACCAATTCCTCCTTGGCCAGTAGCACTAGCCGTTCTTCCTAGAACTAATTGAATAGAAGCACTTGCTGCGTTTATTTGCGCTCCATAGTTTACTCTCTTATTAGCAATAGCAACTCCAACACCTAACTCATCAGCAACATAAAGATCAGCACCAACAGTAAGATTAGTACCAGCACTAATACTTGTACCTGCGCTTATACTTCCTGTAAAGGTTCTATTGCCGGGGTGATAAACTTTTATAATTTTCCATCCAGAAATACGACAGGCTCTTGTTCCAGTTCCTGCTGTATAATTGAATAAAGCTTGAGGAGTCCAATATTTTGTACCAGATACAAATTGACCAACTGAGCTTCCAAATCCAGTAATATAACCACTTACTTTAGTCCAACTAGTACCGGGACTATAATTACTCATTACCCAATAACCATAAGAACCGGGATTGCCTCCTAAACTACTAAAATTGTGATCGAAATCTTGGCTTCCCATGTAGTGACCTTGATTTGTTCCTACATTTTGAATCCAACATTCCATGTAGAAAATATCACTAGTGTCTACTGGAATATAAGGGAAGCCAGAATCAGCAAATCCACCAACATTAGCTGATCCATCAATATAAATACAATAACCCCCGGGAGCATCAGCTACTGCTACCCAAGTGACACTACTACTATTAAAATATTTTTGAAGTTCAGCTTGGCTCCATGTGGGGTCTATTTCAAATACCGTTTCTCCGGGAGAATAGTGGCCAAGCGGATAACCTTCAGAATTACTAATTCTACTATTCGTTCTTAGGATTCCACCTCTAACGTCTAGTTTTTCGGCTGGATTTGTTGTATTTATTCCTATAGTATTAGCAACATATAAATTACCATTTCCAATAGTAGAAGAAGCAAACGAGCTTCCTAAACTATATCCAACACCAATACTTTTATCTACTGTAAAATTACCCCAACCATCTGATCTAAGTAAACCTTGCTGACTTACATCTGATCTTGAAGTGTTAATTATCGTTCCTTCTGTATCTTTTACATAATAAATATAGTTACCTGCACCGTCTGCGCCTAACTTTATATTTCCACGAACATCTAATTTTTGTGAGGGATTTGTTGTTCCAATACCAACATTACCATTACCATCAATTATCATGTCGGTATTAACGCCTCTATTAAATTTTAAAACAGCAGCGGCGAAATTTCTTGTAATTCTTGCTTCTTCAGTACCAGCAATATCATAATATAGTTCTAAATTTGAAGTACTATTCCATCTGCCAAATTTAGTTCTAGATACATATGTTGAAACGTATTCATTCAATATACCCATATGATATGTGGCGTCTAAATCTGTTATAAATGAACCACCATTATCATATACATGAAGTTTACTACTAGGACTTGTAGTACCTATACCGACACTACCTTCAACAATTAATCCATTCGCTGGAGCAGATACATTGTAGCTATTTGAGCCAATGCTCGCGGCTCCAATTACTGATAATTTATTTGCTGGGTTACTCGTACCAACACCAATTTTATTATTAATTAAAACGAAGTCTCCACTTCCATATTGCCCAGCGACAACCCTATCATCAGCAAAGACTTCTAGGACTGGAAGACCTGCGGAATTGTTTACTGACATTAACGAATCACTGAGGTCATCAACGACTGAGAATAGGGTTCCGTTTGTACCGTCTGTTCTAAAAACTGTTTCGCCAGCGACAGAAGAAACGACATGAAGTTTACCTGTTGGATTTGTCGTTCCAATTCCAACATAAGATCCGGGTTTGATCTTGATTGCGGTTTCCCAAGCATTTCCTGCGGTATTCCCTATGTTAAGATTTAAATTATCTGTATAAGAACCCGGATATAAATCAGTTACAAGTTGAACATAACTTAAAGCCCTTAGATATCCCCCTGCAATTAATGCTCCATCTGTTCTAAGAGTATCTTCCGCGCCACGATAAAGATTAGCTTGAGCATCTGCACCAAATGTTATGCCACTTGCTGCTGTTGTAGAACCCGCACCACCAACTGACAAGAGAGTAGTTGGAGAAGCCGTTCCTATTCCAAGTTTACCTGCCGCATTTAGTGTCATCAAATTAGTACCGTCACCATAACCTTTTCCACCTTTGTTCCACTCATATGATCTACTAGCAACAGAATTGGTGTTATCAATTTGAAACACTAAATTATATTTTGCACTTATTACCGCATTATCGTCATTATTAAAACCTATACTAGATGCTGTAGTATTTGGTACTTGACCAATTTGCAAAAGACCACCGTTAGTAGTTGATGTCGTAGTCCTAATTAATACATTACCAGCAGAATTGATTCTTACTCTTTCCGTTCCGCTAGTCACAAAAGCTATATCAGGATAAGGTCCAGTATCTCTATAAGTAGCATCAATTGTAGCTAATGAAGCATTTGTATAAAGATGTAAAGCTCTATCAAAACTAGCATTTCCCGGCTCTTGGATTACTAAACCTACATTTGATGATTTTTGCTTAATAAAAACCATTGCACTTGTCCCAGTGCTTGAAGGCCAATCCCCTCCAAGACCAACATGTAATGGAGCTAATGGAGAAGTTGTCCCAATACCAACATTACCACCATCTCCTTTGATGGTCATACGAGTAGTCATCGTCCCTGCTACATTTTGTCTAAATCGTATGTCTCCGTAAACTTGTGCAGCACTTACTGGATAGGTATTATCTATAGAAGAGATAGCACTGTTTGCATTATAAATTAAATTTAATCCGTGTGTTTCAGAATTATTGTAACTTATTTTAATTCCATGATCATCCGCACTTGTATTATTAATTCTAACAAATGGATTGGCACCATGTACATTTAACAACGTGCTAGGACTTGTTGTGCCTATACCAACATTGCCTCCAAGTGGTGCTAAAATTATATTCCTATCATTGTCAACAGCAATATCTGTTGCTTGAATCCATCCATATCCTCCATCTGCGCTAATACCGAAATTGAGTTGAGTAGGACCTACACCGGGGCCTCTAATTTTTAGCATACCCGCATTGTCATCAGGAGTTCCGTAACTGCCTACTATGTCTAATTTTTGAGTAGGACTTGTTGTACCTATACCAATATTCCCATCATATTGAGCCGTAAAAACTTGATGCATATTAGTGTCAGCTTTTCTGACAGAAATGCCAAAATTACTTAACCAATAACTTGTTGCATCAACCTTATAACCAGCCAACCTTACAGAAGAATGATCATTTTGAACTAATTCAATTACCGCAGGTATATTTAATCCAGTTTGATAATTTACTACTTGTATATTTGAAATATTACCGGCAGAATTACTATTCCAAGTGCTAGTATTTTTGTTATCATATAAAACCAATTTATTAGGTGGATTTGCTACATTTATACCAACATTACCAATTTCATTTAAATATAATGCATTTTGTACGCCTGACGGATGAAATGCTATAGGTCCAATAGTTGTATAAATGTTAAGAGAGTCAACTCCTCCCCAACCCGCATTGCTTCTATTTTTAAAAATTTGAGCGTTACCGTTGCTTGTTACTAAGAAGAGATCAGTATATAATGTATTATTAGTACTTCCTAAAAAGAATTCAAGAGAAGTTTGATTATTGTAAAATCTTCCAATGTTTTTGTTAGTATCATAAACATCCAATCTATAAGCAGGATCTGTTGAGCCTATGCCAACGTGACCATTAGCATATTGAATTATCATTCTAGTTATAGAATTAGTACTATCTCTAAAATGCAAATCACCATCCGCATTAACAGTATAAGTCTTATCTGTTGTACCAATGTACCATCTGCTTGTATCTCCTAAAAATAGACCTTCGTTTGGACCACCTTCTATATTTATTGAAGTGCCTATAGAAAGACTCTCCATGAAGTTGCTAGTGCTAGTAGAATAAAATCCGCCAGCAGCGACTAATTGAGAATCTGTTTTTATTTGAGAAGCCGTGCTTCTGTATAGATTAGCGACAGCATCTCCTCCAAGTGTTATACCGCTTGCTGGGGCTGTTGAACCTACTCCGCCAATATTTAAAAGAGAACTTGTAGTTCTTGTGCCGATTAAAACTCTTGATCCGCTTATTGCAAAATTTAAATTACTAAGATGATCTTCTACAGATAAAGAATAATTTGATGAGTGATCTCTAATTCTTAAACCGGCGTTTGAACTTAATTGATTTGCTGCGGATACGTTATTACCTCTTTCTAATAAAATTATATTTGTAGCCGCTGGATTTGTGAATAATTCAGAAAAATAGCCAATAGGCTGAGAAGTGTTTGAATTTCTAGTAACATTTAATCTTCCTGTGACAATAGTAGTTCCAATACCAACATTTGCACCATTTGGATTTAATAACAATGGATAGTTTGCACTTAAATCTGTTTCGTCCGTGGATTGAATCCAAGCACCATTTCCGCCAGCCCTTATGCCAAAATCTAGGACAGCATTGTCTGTAGTATTGCTTATTCTGAAAATTCCACTTTGAGTTGTGGCAATAGAAGCAGGATTTCCAACTGTACCTTCAATTTGAAGTTTTTGTACAGGTCTTGTCGTGCCAACGCCAACATTACTAGCATAACCAACCGACATTATTACATCAGCTACTAGATTAGCTGATCTATTAATAGCAAAGTCTATTCTTGTGTCTGTATTACTATTCCAATAAGGAGTAATTTGAGCGCGATAACCAGTAGTAGTATCATATCTTAATTGAATACCCTGCCCTTGAGTAGAAGCAATGTCTAAATTAAAAAGAGCAGTTTGTAGATTTCCTAAACCTAAAAAACCATTATTTCTAAGAACGAAAATATTACTTCCATTTGTATTTCCATTATAAGCAATATTTAAAAAGTTAGTATCAAGACCAACAGAATAAAAAACTCCACCATTTCTTTGAAGTCTTACTACTTCAGAAAAAGCTCCCTGAGCATTATTAATATGCAAACCTCCAGAAGGCAATACCGTTCCAATTCCAACGCATCCATCTCTACTTATAGCAAAATCAGTATTGTCTGTAACTCCAGCTCTAGTACTTCTAAGTATTTCAAATTGTGAATTGTAATTTCCACCATTTCCAGCCCTTGCAACTGTTCCCAATTTCCATTTCCAAGCATCGCCAAGATTAACAGAGTAATCCTCAACAGAATCAAATTGCAAATAAGCTTTTAAAGCACCCGTTGTCAAATTGAATCCAGCAAATGGAAATCTTAAGTATTGACCATATGAGCTATTGTAAACATCATGCCCTACAACAACATTTCCAGATACTTGTAGTTTTTCTGCGGGAGCGGTTGTATTTATTCCAACGTTTCCAGCAGAAGTCACATAAAGTCTATTTACATCATTAGTTTTTATTGAAATAGGCTGCGAGTCAGATGTCCTGACTGTCAGCGTCCCTGCTGTTGAATTTACATCATTAGATGCTGGTGTAATTACGATATCGCCCATATTTTTATTCCGTATACCTTTCAGTTACAAGTTTAGAAACATCCTTACGCTCTGCAAAAATTGTATAGTAATAATTATATATATTATCATCACTATCTGTATAAATGTACACTTTGTTGTGGCCTATTTGATCTACACTATAGTTTCTTATTTTACCATCTTTGCGTTTGCCTATTGATGTTAAATCAACGGTTATTGAATCATCATGAACTAAACCTGACCAATAATGAGGTAGGTTTATTTCGCTATTATTATTTTGGCCTCTGAAATAGACGCCGTTTTCTGGGCCTTCTAAAGAGGCATGCGCCAATCTCTTGCCAGAAATTGTTGGGTGAGTTATATCGAAACTCTTTGTCGTAGCCGCAAAACTACCATTAACTTGAAGCCTATAAGTAGTATTACTTACTGTATTTATACCTACATAAGTACCATCATCAAAGATTTGGCTATTTGTTACTGATTTAGTGCCATTCCATTTCGTAATATAATTTAAAGTACCATTACCAGATACTAGATTTGCGGCAGTAACGTTTCCTACTACTATTAAATTTCCATCTGATTTAATTGTGTCTTCTGCGGATCTGTAAAAATTAGCTTCAGCATCATTACCAAAACTCATTCCACTTACAGCGGTCACAGAGGAAGTTGGACCTATATTTAATAAAGCTGGCGGAGTATTTCCAGCATTTCCTGCTATATTTAAACGACCTTCTTTGTTAAGAACCATCGCTATTCTGCCGCTAGAATAGAAATAAGTTTGCTGTACGGAAGCTCCATGATTAAATAAAACTAATGATGGAGCATTTCCATCTGTAGTTGTCGCATAAGGACCAACATAAGCGACATTTAAAGAAGTAATTCCAAGCATTTCAACAGCTAGACCAGTACTGCTAGTGAAAGCAACAGAGCCGCCTGAAATTTGTAGTTTATGTTGTGTGTTTGTTAATCCTATTCCAACGTTTCCGTTATTCGCAATTGTCATTCTGGTATTAGCAGCAGATCCTGCTGATGTACCAAATTCAAGTCTATAATAGTCTATTCCAGCACCTTGTATACCTCTTACATAAGCTGAATATGGATAATATGTTGATTGAGCGTTGCCTAATTTTAATTCAGCATAGTAACCATCAACATTGCCATCTACTGATACTAAAATCGTAGAAGGAGAAGCCCCTTGGAATGTAGCTACTGGATCAGTTCTGTTATAATAAGCTGTACCATTAGAAGCTATTACTGATAATTTATTTAATGGCTCTGTTGTGCCTATGCCAACTTTACCTGCTTCATTTATTGTTATCTTTGCATCTGATAAAGTAGCATTGCTAGAACCAGCTTGAGGTCCATTTAAAATGTGAACTTTGCCTTGAGCGTTGCTTGAAGTTAAATCTGTTCTTTCAAAAACAATGGCAGATTTTCTATATAAGTTATTGTCTTCTCTATATCCAAAATGTATACCGCACCAATTTCCAACGCCTAATGACGTTGCTCCAACAGTTACGAAATCATTACTTGAAGAAATAGCATCAAGAGGTTTTTGAGGAATAGTTAAACCTACACCTACATTACCATTGCTTAAAATACTTAATCTCTCAACCCCCGCATCATCATCAATAAAACGTAAACGATCATTTGCTATGATGGTCCATTCGCCATCTATATTCTTCATTTTGATTCCAGCATTACCCGCGCCAGAATTTCTTGCGTAGAAGAATGTATTACTAGTATTTAAATCATTATATAAATAAACTTGCTCGCCACGAACGTGCAATCTTTGCGCTGGGCTTGTTGTATTTATTCCTACATTGCCACCATCAGGATTTAATAACAATGAAGTAGCAGAACCGGGGAAAGCAGTTAATGCTTGAATTTTATCAGTAACATAAGTAATTCCACCTAAAGCAGTTGTACCAATAACTTTTAATTGCGCCCATGAATCTACGGAACTTGTACCAATTCCGACTTTGCCTTCAACAGTTAAGCCATTTGCAGGAGCGGCGACATTGAAAGAGTTACTACCTATGCTTGCCGCGCCAATTACAGAGAGTTTATTAGCTGGATTGGTCGTGCCAATTCCTATTTTATTATTAACTAAAACAAAGTCGCCGCTATTGTACTGTCCAGCTACAATACGGTCATCAGCAAAAACTTCCAACACAGGAAGACCTGCTCCATTATTAACAGAGAAAAGCGAATCACTTAAATCATCAACAACGGATAATAAAGTTCCATTCGTTCCATCTACTCTTAGGACAGTTTCATTAGCAATAGAAGAAACGATATGAAGCTTGCCACTTGGCTGAGTAGTGCCTATGCCTACATAAGATCCGGGTTTGATCTTAATTGCAGTTTCCCAATTAGTTGCTGAAAGATTTCCTATATTAAGATTTAAATTATCTGTATAAGAATCAGGATATAAATTAGTTAAAAGTTGAACGTAGCTTAAAGCTCTAATATAGCCACCTGCTATAAATGCACCATCTGTTCTAATAGTATCTTCTGCCGAACGATAAAGATTAGCTTGCGCATCTCCGCCAAAAGTTATACCACTTGCTGGTCCTGTAGAACCGGCACCACCAACCGACAAGAGAGTAGTTGGAGAAGCAGTTCCTATACCTACATTACCACCATTAAAATAAGATGTGCCATTTGCTTGAATATCTACTTTGGTAGTAGTATCACTTCTCATTAACAAACGAGCATCATTAGAAGCATTGGTTGAAAGTATAAATGTATTTTTGCCAGCAGTATTAGGCGAAATATATACATCTCCATTTACATCTAATTTAGCACCGGGACTTGCTGTTCCTATTCCAACTTTTCCATCATAAGTGAATCTAACTGACTCCGTTAAACTAGTATCTCCAGTAGCTCTTCTAGATGAAAAAGCTAAATCGCCTAATCCATATCCATTTCCATTCAAGAACAAAGATTTAATTGCCCACTGAGGAGTATATGTTCCAGCATCATTTACATTTGCAAACAATACTGAACCACCTTGATTTGAGTTATTTAAAGAACTTGCTACTAATATTGAGCCGCCTTTGTTACCTGCATCAGTTACATTTGCGGTTGCTTGATTTGCGCCAATTACAGTAAGTTGATAATTTGGATTCGTAGTTCCAACTCCAACATTATTGTTGCCCATCAAAGTTAAAGCAGGAGTAGAGTTAATTGCAGCACTAGAATTGGTATAAAATTTTAATCCCCATCTGTTACCTGCTACGGCTGAATAATATTGGGCTATTCTTGCTGCAATTTTATGAGCTTCATCATCATAGAAATCAATTCTGTTCTCTGTATTTGTGCCATAACCAGCAGAGTGTTCTAAAACTAAAAGAGTTTGATCTCCTGCACTAGCATTTTTAATATGAACATTTCCTGAAAGATTTGCAGATATTCCTGCGCCAATTTTACCATTTGAATCAACTATTAAATCATAACCATTACTTCTTGAAATACATAATGGGTCATTTGTTTGAGAACCAGCGACACCAATCCATCCAGTAGCTGTAAGCCTAGTTAATAAAAGATGTTTTGAATCTGATAATGAAGCGGCATCATTTAATCTAAGAGTAGATCCATTTGCTGTAGCTGGACCAGTTATATCTAATTTATAAGCAGGAGCAAATGTTCCTATTCCTACTCTTCCTGATTCAGTAGTATATATTTGTTTTGTATTTTCAGAAGTAGAAGTGACATAAGTATAAGGCGAAGTCCATGAACTTGAAGATAATACAAAAGAATTTGGTGTTGGGCCAGTTGACGTTACCGTAATTACATTAGCGTATCCAGTGCCATAACTACCATTTACTAATCCATTAGTTTTTAATACTAAAGCTACTGATCCATAACCATTTGGAGCAGTGTTAGACATTACATTTAATATAACATCATCAGTATTACAGTTATAAGTAGAGCATTCTAATAACTTAACATTGCCCCACATGTCAGTTGGACGGTAAGAATTAGAAGCATTAGCAACAAAAATACCATTCCAAGATACATTACCACCATCAACAGTAACTTGTATAAGCTGATTAGAGTAACTATTATTTCCTAATAATACCGTATATTGACCCCAATTTGCAGTAGTTGATTTAGCGACAGAAGAATAATAAGCATTATTTCCGTTATAAATTAAGCCAGCAACTGTAAGAGATCCATCTGTTTTAATTGTGTCTTCTGCTACACGATATAGGTTAGCTTGAGCATCATTTCCAAAAGTTAATCCGCTTGCTGCGGTTGTAGAACCTGCTCCTCCAATACCAAGTAATGTTGCGGGACTAACTATACCTATTCCAACTTTGCCAGCATTAGTTATATTTAATATTTTATTTGCAAGAGGTACTCCGGGAGCATCATTTCCGATAACATAAGTACTTGTATTATCTGTTGTTACTCTTGTGCGCCAAGTATTAACTCCCGCATGATCAAAATAAATGTAATCACTATCGGCTGATTGATATACAGAAAGAGTTCCACGAACATCTAGCTTGGTCTGAGGATTTGTTGTACCTACACCAACATTTCCGCCTCTTAAAATAGTTAATCTTTGCTGCAATCCACCAGCAACAGAAGGACGAGTATAAAATCCTAAAGCGTAACCATTATCATTTGCATTTTCATTGTAAGCTGCTATTTGAGCATTTTCTTGAAGTTCATTTCCAGCAGTTCTTCCTTTAAATACAATAGATGATCCAAAATTAGTAGTAGTAGCACTAGCATAATCAGAATTAAGCGTTAGCATTGGCTGCAAAGTGCCTGAAGTAGCAGGAACTTTATATAGATCTAATAAGTAGCCCGGATTAAATGTGCCAATACCTACATTACCATTAGAAGTGTCTATACGAACTCTTTCTGAACCGCCTCTAAAAACAATTGCTCCATTTGCAGAATTACTAATTACTCCAGTTGTATTTTCTTGAGCTATATATAGATAATCACTGCCAGCACCAACACCATCAGTACTATCTGGATCTAATACTAAATAAGACCTTCCTCCTATTAAAGTGTCTTTACCTAATAGATAACCTCTAGCTCCATCATCTCCTCTTAAATTCCCTTGAACAAATACGTCTCCTTTTACATCTAATTTATATTGAGGATTTGTTGTACCTATGCCTACATAATTACTAGTTCTAAAATTTATTGGAGAATTTAATTGATAAACTCCAGTACTAGCAAATCCATAATTTAAACCAGTAGTTTGATACGCTGACCAACCTTGAGAATAATCGCTAGAACCATTTCTCGTTGTAATGCAGTCTACAGTAAATCTATTAAAATAACTAGAATCTCCACTATTTCCAAAACAAATAGCTAAATTATTGTTGGCATCTTTAGCAAGGTATTTTGGCGAACCATCATTTCCTAAATCAATTAAAGAATAATTGATGGGCGCATGGCTAGGACCGTAATCATAAAAAATAACTTTAAAATCGTAAAGTGAAGAATTTCCATAGTTATATCCTTTTACATGGACAATTGACATTTCATAATTAACACCTAATTTAAAAGGAGTTTGAATTACATAACCGCCAACACCATAATTATCTAAATTAAAAGTAGTAACATTTTTATATTCTTGAAATACTCCTCCATTTGCTCTTTGAGAAAAACTTCCATGTATTCTTAAAGTAGAATTAGGAGATACAGTATTTATTCCTACATTTCCATTTGCTGCAATACGAAGTCTTTCGTTACTTGTAGAAACTGATTCAGTACCGGCAGTATTATTTGTATAAAATATTAAAGATCCTCTTCCGTAATTATCTGTTCTTTCAAAACCAATAGAGCCTTTTACTCCATACTGAGTCGATTCGCCAGCAGCAAAACCTATGCCTACTATATTGCCGGGGTTAAGTGTACCTAAATTAGTTAATTGAAGTTGATTAAAAATTTGAGAAGTTCCAGTCTCAGAAAATATATTTAATTTAGATACTGGATTTGTTGTGCCTATACCAATGTTACCATCTTCTCTTTTAATATTTAAAGATCGATAATGCCCACTAGCATGATATGTTCCAAGAGATACCGTGTTTGCATCAGCATCATAACCAATATAACCTCCATAACCAGTATTTCCATAAGCGGCTCTTTCCTCTGAAAAGACTATTCTTTTAAAGTAAGTATCATTTATGTCCAACAACATCCAAGGTTCATTATTACTTGGATCAGAAATATGAAGTTTAGCAACTGGATTATCTGTTGCTATGCCAACATTTCCTTGCTGAGAAACCACCATTTGCTTGGAAAGTCCGCCGCTTACATTCCATACAGCAAAAGTATTATTCGCATCTGCTCCAATTGCTCCTTGGCCAGTAGCACTAGCCGTTCTTCCTAGAACTAATTGAATAGAGGCATTAGCAGTAGCAATTTGTGCGCCATAATTAACTCTCTTATTAGCAATTGGTACGCCAACTCCTAATTCATCAGCTACATAAAGATCTGCTCCAATATTTAAATTAGTAGTGACTTCTAAAGAGCCATCTGTTTTAATTGTATCTTCAGCAGATCTATATAAATTTGCTTGAGCATCTCCTCCAAAAGTGATACCGCTCGCTGCTGAAGTTGATCCAAGTCCACCAAGAGAAAGAAGTGTTTGTGGATTTATAGTTCCAATTCCAACTTTACCATCAGGTTTAAAAATTGCTAATCCGCTAACTCCAGCAGCTAAAATTATTGAACTTGGATTAAGTGTCGCTAAAAGTAGATCCTCAGAAAAGCCTCCGGTAATTGCAGAAGATGCACCTATACTAAATCTTTGATTTGTACCTTTGAAAAATTCAATTTGTGGACCAGCACCATTTCCCGTACTTCCAATTATTCTAACTGTAGAAGTACTTGTCGCTGCACCTGTGTTAGCTACTACCAATCTTACATTAGGATTAGTAATACCTATACCTACATTACCTTGAAATATAGCTTGTCCGTTTGATAAAGTAGTAGTCTGATAAGTATCTCCAACTGCTAATCCTCCATAAATTAAAGAAGAAAAAGATGAATTATTTATTCCTGTAGTTACTCTATCATATCCAATCCATTGATTTCCTTTACCATCTATTCTTAGTGGTCCCATTGCAGTATCAAAAGAAATAAGAAAAAGAGAAGCTTTTTCGGCATTTGTATCTGATGCTTGGAATCTTGGTAATTCAAGATTCATTATTCCGTAAATATCAACGCTAGATGGTCCTCCGTCCGCAAGATCAATAATTTTAAATGCTGGAGTTGAAGTCCAAGTGCCGGGATAAGTTAATGTACCATGTCTTAAAATACCCAAAGAATAGTCTATGTTATTGCCAGAAGCATTTTGTCCAATTTGCAAGCTATAAGTAGGACTTGTTGTTGAAATACCGACATTGCCATTAGAAGTTATACTCATTAGAGTATTTCTTCCCCCTCCCCCAACAGTATTTTCGGTGCTAAAATATAAACTTTGACCAGTTGCCCAATCAAAATAATTTATTCCATTAGTTCTAAATAAAGAAATTCTTGCATTATTTCCTTCAGTAATTAACTCTCCACTTGCTCTTACTGTACCAATTACATCTAACTTATAAATTGGATTATCTGTTCCTATTCCAAGGTTTCCTGCAACTGCATTAATATGGGAATCTCCATTGGCATTTAAAAGAGTTTGAGATCCAGCAGTGCCATCTCCTTTAAATATTTGAAAATACTTCCCACCGTTTGTATTTGTATTTCTAAATAATCTAAAATAAGCATTAGCACTAGAAATGTCAGGATAGTCAATTTCTAAAAATGTATTATTATTTGACCCATCACCAACTTTAAAATTAGCTCCATCTCTTGTTAAAATCTTAACGGCACCAGTGATTGTTAATTTTTCAGAAGGATTACTTACTCCAATTCCAACATTTGCATTTTGAGACACACTCCAAGCCAAATTACTTGGACCTCTTGTAAATAAAACTGAATCACCACTTATGAAGTAAAGTCTAGCAGAAGAAGTGGCAAAACCATCTGCATTTTCAAAATAAATACCCCCCTGAGAACCAGTAACTCCTTGCTTTAAAAAAAGAACATTACCATCTGCTCCAGATACATGTAATCTTCCTGCTGGAGTATCGGTTCCTATGCCAACATTTCCTCCTCCTAAATTAAATAAAATATTACTATTAGCTCCATCAAAACGAACTCTTGGAGCAGTGTCAATTTCTCCACCTCTTTGTATCTGTAAATTGGTGTTTGCATTGTCTACATAGTAATACCAATCGACAGAACCTGCTGTAGTAAATGCCATTCCATTCTCATAAGAATCAGAAATTCTATTTAATACTAAAGAAGAAGCTCCTCCTCCTTGACCATCAATAGTAAAATTACCATCTGTTTTAATCCTTGAGGAAGATATTCTATATAAATTAGCTTGACTATCTGCGCCAAAAGTTATACCACTTAAAGCAGTAGTAGAACCCGCACCGCCAATTGATAACAATGTAGATGGAATTTCTGTACCTATCCCAACTCTTCCACTTGGATCAATTGTTACTCTAATCTCAGCCGTTGATGCATTACGAGTTCCAAATTTAATATAACTTCCCGGATCACCATAATTTGTAATAGAAAAAACATTAGCATTTAAACCTAATGTAGTACTTGAATCGTCACTAGTTGAATTACCAAAAACTAATTGGGTGGCCGGATTTGTTGCCCAATTTCTTATGTATAAAGAAGCTACGCCACCGGGATTATCATTTCTAATAATAGCATTTCCGCTAAAAACTTCTAGTTTGGCAGAAGGACTTGTCGTACCTATTCCAACTCCAGTTCCTAAATCATAAATACTACCTGTAATTAATTCTTTAGTCCCGTTCCAGCGAGCGGTCCAATTAGCCACTCCTTGACCAGATAAGAAAGTGCTACCTGCATAACCACTTAGAGAATTAATCCTAGCGTTAAGAGTCGAACCTGTGGCAGCTAGGTTCGTTATCGTCGCGAAGGTCGCATCAGAGTAACCGCTAAGAGAATTTATCCTATTATTTAATAAGGTTCCAGTAGCAGCAATTTGTCCACTCAAAGCTGCAAGATCAGTATTACTTGAATCTGCTTGCCACATCACTCCAGATGACGTAGCTGTTAGGACTTGACCGGCAATTCCTAAACTGTAAGAACGATCAAATATAAAACCAGATATCTGAACGCCCGTAGTGAATAATTCATCTATAGCAAATTGCGCCATTTTAAAACCTTATACCTTATTATTATTTACACAAAAAAATCTTTAGCCCCCTAAAAATCGAGAGCTAAAGATTGCGTTTCTAATATTTTGATCTAATATTTAGACCTGCATCTTTGGGAACGGAGGAATTTCTGGTCCCTTTGCGTTGCCAATTGCGGCTTGAAGAGCAGCAGTACACTTGTCAAGGTATACATGCTCATCATAGCTCAATCTGCTTTGACGACCCAAGCCCACAAAAGTATTTAGGGCAATTTGTGGCGTAGGATCTGGCAGATCTCTTACGGATGGAGGTTGCTGTGGTTGCTGTTGATTAGTCTGTTCCATATATTTGTATTATCTTCCTTCGGCTAAAATTTTCTTTACAGTATCAGAAACACTAGTATCTAAAACTTTCTTGGTGCTGGATACTCTCAAATAAGAATTATTGTATCTGCGAAACTCGTTCAACAATCGCTCTCTTAGCATCTTCATATTGTCAACAGGAATAAGATTCATCTTAAGAGCATGATTTTGAAGGTCGCTTTTAGTCATTGCATTTAGCTGACTCCAATACTCATCTTCACTAAAAGTACCATATTTATCAGCACCAGAATCACCAAGAATTTGGTCAAGAGTTTGATACTCTTTTTCTTCGATCTTGGCGTGAGTTTGACTCAAGTCGTCAATCTTTTGCTTCTTCTTTTTAGCCATACCTTATATTAATACATATAGTTAAAAATGTAAAATAAAAAACCCCGGAGGGGTTGCCTCCGGGGTTAAAACCTAACTTAGATTTTATACGTCATCGAATCTCATACCGACGACAGCGCGAGCGTCGATACAGATACGGCCTTCCTCTAGGAATCCGTAGAATCCAGTCTTCTCGGCGCGGGTGATGAATTGATCATCAGGGAGAACAGTGAGTTGTCCACCGCTCTCAGCGTTTGTAGCAACTGGGCGAATGAAAGCATCGCGGCTTAGATCAAGTCCGATAGCAATTTCCTCTGTGCTGGCAAAAGCAGCAGCGGTATTTCCGTTAATATCAGGATAAGTGTTAGCACCAGTAAAGTTACTGAGAAGAACGTTATACTTTTGGCTTGCACCCAACTCAAGCAACTCAATGATATTGATGCCAAAGAGGCTTTCCATACCACCGCCTCTGAAGATCTCAGTGCGAACATCCTCAGACAATTGAGTTTGAGTAGTAGAACTGGTTCCAAAGAGAGGATTGAATGAGAACTGACGAATCTTAGCTTTAGCTTCAGGACTGACGAAAAGATCAGTCAAGCCGCGAGCAGAATTATCAGAAGGAGTACCACCAGCAAAAGAAACATTAATTCTCTTGGTGCGGAGGATCAATTCATTTAACATTTGAAGATTAAATGTAGCTCCAGAGAAAGTTTGAGAAGGAGAGAGAATGTGCTTCAAAGCTCCAGAAGTTCCGAAAGCAACTGAACGTCCATCCTTGGTGGAGGCGTTGGCTAGAGCCTTAAGAATAACAGCCCAAGCATTGCGCTCTTGCTTAACAAGAACCTCTTGAGCCATGCGATCCAAAGCTCCGCTAACTACGTCAAGACGAGCTTTGCGAGCATACTTCTTGTTGAAGGAAACGGCAGAGTCAAGACGGTAAGTAGCAATCTTCAACTCTTGAACTGGTTGATCCATGTAGTTGGAGGGTAGACCACCAGCAACATTTTGTGCCCAGACGGAAACTAGACCAGCAGCCTCATTGTAATAGAGATCAAGAGGATAAGAAGGACTATCGTCCTCATTAAACTCCATATCTCTATAGATCATACCGGCAGTACCAGCTTGAGCGAGTACCTTTTGGATAACTGGTCCAACGAAAGCGGCCAAAGCCTCCATAGCTTCAGCGGACTCAACGACATTGCGAGAACCAACCTTTTTGATTAGCTCTACTTGTTCTGGCGTATTTTTTAATTTAAGTCTCATATTATTTAGTTAATTAGTTAGTTGTTCTTGTTGGTTATTATAGGTCGAGGTTCAATAAGGCATAGCCATCAGTATCAGCAGAACCTAAATAAGTTCCAACCTTAGCACCACCGCTACCACCATAAATGACAGCATTGGTTTCCAATTCACCATTAGCATTGATGAAAGCAGAGTTACCAGCGGTAGCTCCAGTTGCATAAGCCAAGATGATGCCGCGCTTGAGAACGGGAACAGTTTGTCCAGAGACAACTGCGCTCAACTCAGCAGCTTTGCGAGGGTTATAGATAAGTTTCTCGCCGTTTTCGTCTGTTTCACGAACGTCATTGAGAAGGATTCCGATAACCTTGCCCAAGTCTCCAGTGCCAGCAGTAGTAACGCGAGCAGTGGTGGAATAACGATCAGAAACGACGTTGCTGTAAGAAGCTCCTACAGCACCATTTGATAGAATGTTTAGAGCGTCGTCAGTGTTTCTCCAACCTGAGCCAAGGACTTTAACGAAAGTTCCTTTGTTTACAGTTTCGAGATCAAAAGCGAACATGTTGATAACTTCATGCTCACCATAACCACGAAATGGTTTAATTAATCTTTTAGTAGATGAATATGGCATAGTGTTTTCCTATTATATATTTATTGTTTGTTTATTTTGTAATAACGAAGCCTTCGTCATTAAAAGCTGATTGATATTTTTGCTTAATTGTCTTTGATGGAGCAACAACGCCAGCAGTAATCTTGTCAGTTTGCTGAGTTCCGTTGCTAATAGCGTCATCAACGACAGTAGCATTTTCGGTAGAAGCAACAGATTGCTTGTCCTCTGTAGCCATTGTCTCTTTTTTCTCTTCTTTTGGCATCTTAGAGGCTTTATAAGCTTTGTTCTTCTCCTTCATTAGAACGCCCATTTTCTTTTTGTAGGCGGCGAAAGAATCATCGTCTAAATCTCTGATATCGTTAGCAATTACTTCCCTATCTTCTGAATCAAGATCAAACTCTTCATCAAGTCCAGCCATTCTGGAAGAGAATAGTTCTTGCTTCTCCTTAGAAGCTTTTTCTTGTTGTAGGGTTTCTAAAGATTGCTTGAGGGTCTCAAGTTCTTTCTTTAGGTTTTCAGAATCAGTAGAGAGACTAGCGTACTTCTCTTCAGCATTCTTGATTGCGTCTTCTTTTGCTTTCTTCTCAGCAGCAAATTTCTCAGAGGCTTCTTTGAGTTGCTCTCCAATGAAATCTCTGATGGAAGAAGCGGTTGCTTCTTTAAGCAACTCATCAGTAATTTGCGATACTTCAGATATTTTCATATTCTTTCTTTCGATAATTACATTAGATTCTAGGGTTTGTGAAATTTCTTCTGCTTTTTGCTGTATCATTTCTTCTGATTCTAGTTTTTTAATACTAACACCGGCGACATCAGCGGCGGGATTCGCAGTTAAGCCAACTCCTAAAGGAAGCACTCTTCCTTTAATTTTACGGTAAACAGATTGATTTTCGCTTATTCTTCCGCTGCCGCCATATCCGGTTAATTTACCTTTAATTTTTTCAATCTCTTCTTTGTCAGAAATGATGGAAGCGTTCTCTATATTTTTCTCGCCGCCTTCTAAAACAGCTATCTCAAAATCATTAAATCCTAGCTCCCAAGAGGCACTAACTTTCATGTAGTTATTGGAAGTAGGATCATTTGACTCTTCTATTACATTTGCTAGATCTTTATTTACGATTTTCCAAACAACGCCGCCAAGAGTAATGTTGTATGGCTCTTTTTTATCTTTTACTTGCTCTTCTGTAAGAGGCAAATCCGTTCCAAACTCAGAAAATCCTGCTGATAAAATAACACCAACTACATTTGAGCGATTATGTTCAATGTTAATTGGTTTATTTATAAAATTTTTGTATACTTCAGCGGCAATAGAAGAATCAATTACATCTCCATTTTTATTAACACGATTTACAACACAAGCATTAAATGCAATAGGCAAAAGATCCATATTAGAATCAGCATTGACTTCAGGAATGAAATTTCCTACGTCAACTAGACTGGCTAATGATAGATATTTATCTTTTTCCTCAGATACTAAAGGTCTTATTGAGGAACTAAACGTTGTTGAAAAATCAAAATTCATATTTATTCTAGAAAATAATTAATACTGCCGATTGCACTAGCTGTAGAAATTGCTACTCCTGAAAGATCAGGAACTCTAACAGGTACAGAAAAATTACAATTACCTTGAGCTACATAAGCTAAAACATTTCCAGAAGTAACAGAAGAAGCATTAGTTAAAGTTATAGCAGAATTAGTAGCAATAACATCAGTAATATAAATTCTACCAACAGTTGGCGGCTGGATTACAACGCCGGTAGTTGTAAAATTAACAGTACTGATTGATACTGAAGGAACTCCGTTTCTTATAAATTCTTTCATTTTAAAGTTAGTAAATATTTAGTTTTATTAACGCTTCCTAAAATTTCATCTCTGATATTTAGAAGATCAGTATCCTTAGCAGGGTCTAGCTGAGAAGGTAGATCAGAGTTAAGGAAAGAAATAAAATTATTCATTGCCTCCAATGGGCTAACGGATTTGTAATTTTGAAGAGTTAGCACAAATGAATCTTTTGCAATGATGCGCCCATATTTACCCATGAAAATTTCAACAAATTCATCAATATGTCCAGAAAGGCTATCATATAATTCTCCAAAACTCTGATGCTCTGAATAACCATAAGTTTGCCAATGGAAAATTTTGACTTGATTTTGAAACTCCAACATTGCAGACAGTATATTCATATCCTTTAGTATTTATACACTCTTTAACCTATTTGAACTAACTGGTCTTGCGTTTTAGTAAGAAGATCTCCCTTTTTGTATGTTGGACCTTCATTTGTAACTTCATAAGAAATCACTTTACCCATGCGATTGGGTAAATCTTTAATTTCTTTTATAACTCCTTCGCTTCCATAATGATCACAGTCTTTGTTTACGTTCTTAACCATATTTCCAACCATAAACATTGGTCCCATAGGATAAGAAGCATCGCTCTCTTGAGCGAACATTACATAATTATGTATCATTATCATGTAATCTTCTGTGATAGCAATTTTGGCTTGCAAAAAAGGTTCTGTTAAGTTTTCTTTAATTTTCTCATCATTAATGGCGTTAAGAATATTTTCGGCATGAGTCTTAATCGAAGCAATTGAACCCAAAGACATTTCTAAATACTCATTTTTATACTCTTCCATTTCTCCTTCTTCATCCATCTCTTCCATTTCTTCATCAGGTTCAGCTACAATCTGAGCTAACTCAGGATAAAGAGCCAAAATCTGTTCTTCTTCTAAAAATGTAATGCCATCCCAATCTACTTCTTCTGCTTGAGCCTTTTTGAGAGCCTCTTTATCTGGATAGTCTTTATCCCCCGGCTTTGCTGGTTTATAATTTTTACCAAGACGTTGTTTCTTCTTTTGGATATTGTACCACAAGCCTTTATTAGCCTCTGACTCCATAGCAACTGAACCTTCGACTGGAGCGGAGCTTCTCCATTGTCTGCATGACCAATATTTTGCTTTCCATTTAGGGCCGGGATTTTTATCGCAACCGTGTCTAGCTCTAAAGCTCTTTCTTCTTGCGGGATCGTCTCTTTTAATTTCCATGTTTGGATCACCGAAATTAACTTTAACGATATTACCTTTGTCGTTCTTTACATAAACAGAGAACTTTTTTGGCCCTTTAGGAGTTCTAAAAGGTTTATTGAGAGTCTTCTTCTCTTTATCTGCGGCGATAATCTTAGAGGAGATATCTATTTCTAGTTCTTTGTTTTTCATATTAAATATATTCTAACCAGTTTGCTTTTTCTTGCTCTGTATCTAAGTATAAATCATTCTCATCTTCAAAATCATAATCAAGATTATAGTCTTGAATATCAGTATCTGCTTGAGAAAAGTCATCATCATTTGGCTCCCAAGAATCAGAGATATCAATCTCTGAAGCTCTAGCTACATCGCTATCAGCTTTGCGATAAGAATCTTTAACTGGTTTGCCAGCCATCATTCTTAAAAACGTATTTACACGGGCCATTGCCCATTGCCCTCTGGTCTTTCCGGGTCTATGGCTTGAACTAAAAGCACCTGCGCCTCTGCGGTATACTTTCTTTAATTGAGAAAGAGAAACTTTTTTAGAATATTTGCTGTTGTGTTCTTTGACTTTAGCTTTTAGAGCTTCTACTACTTTAGCAGAAAACTGTATTGCTTTGTCGCTTTTTGTACCTGCGCTACCGGCAGGATTTTTCGCAGATCCTTTGCGTCTTTCAGAGGGTTTCGAAGGGGTCTGAGCAGAGCTTTTAGGCCCAGACCTCTTTGATTCTAAGATTTCAATTTCTAAACCCTGTAGATTCATATTTTGTAGCTTATTATTTATACACTAAAATTTACCGATTAAGGAAATTATAATGGACCGTTAGTATTAAAATTCGTGTAACTTAATCCTTTTAATAGTCCGCTCATGAACAAACCATTAGAATGAGGATAAGAATTTAGATCCATATCACAATAAAAACTAAAATCTAAAACAGCATTTGCACCGATTGAAGAGTCGTAAGACAAGTCTTTGAATTTTGCGCCTCTGATATCGTATCTAATAATCGTATCAGAACTCTTATTCATCTTGATAACAATATCGTATTTAGAATTAGACTTTATATCTGATAATAAATCTCCTGAATAGTTTAAATTCCTATAAATAGTAGAAAAAGACCCTTCAACAGTAATTGGAGTGTTTATTTGTCTATCTACGGGATAAACATAGCCTAATGTTTTTAAAGGCTCTCTCTCTAGAGGAACGCTAAAGTTGAAGCTTTGTATTGCAGCATCTTGAACTATTCTATTAGACTTAGTTTTAGAAGTAGAATTTACATCATAAATATCAATAACAATCTCACCGGGAAGCAAAACAGAAATAGCATTTCCAGTTTCTTCCACTAATGAATTGTAGTTTGGAATGTTGAAACGAACCCCAGTATTTAGTGAGCCACTTTTTGGATCTAGGTAAGGAGATGTTGCGTTTATTCCAGAAGAATAGTATATTACATTATGAGCCGCATAATTAACAGTAGCTTTAGGAAAATCATTTACTTGAGCCTGAACTCCATAAGAAGTTATGTAGCAATTGCCAAAAGCTAAGACTGGAAAGCCAGAAATATTATTTCCTATTGCGTCTGTATTATTTGGAGTGATAGTTAAGAATAAATTACGCTGATCTCTGTATTTGAATGGATATTTAAAGGTGTTATTGGTGGCTTGAGTTAGGTCTGTATTAAAAGCATAACTTTGATCTCCAAAAGAAAATCCAGAAAGGATATTGCCACTAGGATAAACTTGACCGCCATCAAATTGGTCTAAGTTTGGAGGCCCGAGGTTAACATAGAAGCCCATACGAGCTTCATTTCTCAAATCTTTTATGTTATAATTAAAACTAATACTAACATCAGGAGGGGTTAATGTATAATCATAAATTGCAGAAGCATTTCCAATCTCTGAGAATCTTAATGGCTGAGTATTGATTTGATAACTGAATTGATTTATTCTTTTAAGAGGTTGAATTAGATTGTAAACCCCAGTATTAAACAAGTTACCATTTGGATCAGAAAAAAAGTAACCACTCGCTGGAGCAGGTCCAACGAATAGCAATTCGTTATTATATATTACTCTATTTGTAGCCATTATATTTTGCTATGGTACAGCAAACTAGCCATGTAAGAATCGACTTGATGCTCGCAAGCTATTTCGTGAATTTCTTCAATTCTTTGAGGATTTTTATCTACAGGAGTTTCAATATATTCATTTATTTTAGAAGTCCAATTAGATTTGTCTTCATTAGCGACAATAATCTTAGTAATATCAAGGGCAACTTCTTTTTGTTTATCGTTTAGCTTTTTAAGCTTATGTTTCTTCTTTAAAGAAGCTTCTACTTCATCTCCTAATTTGCTTGTAGCTTCTACAATGTTTTTTAATTTCATAACACTGTAATTAGCTTTAGAAGAAGTGCCGATTGGCTTAACATTTTTGGTAGCTTGTTTAATCCCTGTGGTTCCTCCGGGTCTACCCGCTTCTACTTTAGGACCACCAATTAAGGGCTGATAAAATCCTTTGTCTTTCAAGTCAACAAACGATGTTTGAGACTGAACAGACTCATCTGGAGTTGGAAGGACTCCCGTTTCAATAGCCTTAAGACCCTCTTCTGGAGTGAGAACTCCAAGTTCAATAAGGCGAGTATAAATTCTGTTAAGATTTTGATCTGTCTTGAGATCCATATCCTCAAAGAAAGGAGTAGGAAATACTTTAAATCCAATTTCTTTAGAAATTCTTTTTACTTCAGGAAGCAGAAAGTCAGTTACGAAAGCTTGTCTAGCTTGTAATAATTTTTGACTCAATAAAGAAATCTTTGCGCTAGTGTTAGCAAATTTTTCGTTTGTTATTAAGATATTATTTAATCCAATATTAATGTCCTTATCAATTACTTCATACTTTTTAGGATCAAGAATGTCAGCAATTTGAGGGATAACAAACTCTGCTTTTGTTGTATAGTCTGCAATCAAAACTCTGCCAATTGATTGATTAGCAAAGAGATTTTGCATTGTTTTTAAGTTCTCTTGGTTAACGCCGCCCTTGTCAGGTTCAGCACCCATTGTTACGAGCAAGATAACTTGCTGGATTGTTCTTGTAAGAGCCATATCCATACGGCGCATTTCGATTTTTGCGCTAATATCTTCAAGAACTGGGAAACCCATAGGCACAGCAAAAGGTTCATAGTCTTGCTTTTTGTAGAATACAGCATAGAATTTCTTGGTATCCAAATGTAAGAGAACTGCTGTAGCTTTTCCTTTTAAAACTTGCTCTTTTACTAATGGATCAAGAGAGTCTAATATTTCTTTGTCTTCTTCTGTTCTTGGATGTCTGATTTGCTCAAGTTCATAATCAGTCAATACTTTATAGTACTGCCCTCTATTGAAAGAAAGGTTACCATTTACTTGAACATCTGCTGGATTAATAATTATGTATCTAGCAGGAAGAGAAACTTTTGCCGCCAAAGCTTCAGATCCGAAAACTTGGCTAATTTTAGACACATCTTCTTCTCTTATGGTAGTATCGTATCTATAAATGAAAACATTTCCAGAACGATAATACTCTCTAAAGAATTTATCTTGAAGAGCAGTAATATTTATCTTGTTAAATAAGGCTTGAAAGAAATCTCTTGCGCTTTTATTGCCACCTTTAAGATGAATGTTACCACAAGACAATTCTGACATTAGGTCAATGGTATTTCTAAAAAGACCAAAATTATAATAAGCTTTTTGGCATAGAATTACAGTATCTCTTACGTCAATATTAGACTTATTGTAATTATATCCAGTGGCATAGTTAAATGGCACCATTCCATCATCGATATTGCGAAAACGATCTGTTCTCTCAATCGTTGATGCGGCATTTCTACGGCTTCTTGTCTCGGTAACCCTGCTTGCTACACCGCCATGAGCAGGAGTAGAGCCTTCTACCATCATTGGAGCGAAAGAAGATTCCTCAATTTTTTCTTTTTTAACCTTTGCCATAAGCCTAATAATTAATTACACATTTTAAATTAAAATTGGTGTAAATCCCGCAGCTACTATTTTATTTTCAGTAGTCATGATATCATTATAGCATTTGGAACCCCATTTCGCTAACATTAAAGCCGTGTAATTATCTTTTCTTGCTCTGTTAGGGGAATTGGAGCGTTTTAAGTGTTGAGGTAAATCAAAATTAACAGATCCACGGCTGCTAGTAGTAAATTCTACAAGCGAGCATTGCTTTTTGGTATTGTAAACCAATAAATCTTGATGTTCTATAAGGTCTAGCTTATTCCAATCTTTAATGTCTTCTATGAATATAAGATCTTCAGGTATTCTCTTGTTTATTTCTTCATTAAAGAAAGATTCATTGGCTACAGTTTTAGATGCGAACCAAATTTTCTTATAGTCAATGGCTGCTTGCAGATTTTCGTTACCTCTTCGAATAAATGTAGTTGTGAATACCTGAGTTACTGCTATTTGCCTATTCTCAAGATTATATTGACTCTTAGCCTTCTGAACCATCTTCGTATATTCAATACCCTCAAGATCAGAATCGAAGTCAATAAACTTTATCTTCTCAGATTCCGAGTTTACATACTGAGATTCATTATAAGTGTTGAAGAAAATATCAGCACCAGCATTATCGCAAATGATATAAACAATATTAAAGCTAGTCATTAAGTAATGAAAATATTTAATATGACTATTTAAGCTTCCAAGACCTGCGTATGCATGAACAAGAACATCATTCTTATTTTCTCGGTCTATTTCTAAAATTGCCATTGCAAAATAGTCAGCATTTGGACTGTCGCTCATGTTAGGGTCCATTGCTAAGATATATTGCTTGCCAGAATCTCCTCTGATTTGAGAATGTGGCCTTTCTTCAAACTTAAGAGTGCATTCTTCCATCTTCTTCATGCTGAAGTAAGAATCGCTACCGTCAGTAAACTGAGCGCAGTATTCTCTCAAGAAAGAAGCATGAGAAGAGCCACCGTTTTGAGCTTCTTCTGTAATAGAAGAGTCAATCATCTCTGGCGGCAAAGCTTCATAACTTAATTGTGATACAAAGTAAGTTGCACTTGTTGGTTCTTTGGAATAAATGTTGTCGCACCATTCTTTATAAGTTTTATAAAGGTTTTCAAAAGTATAAGAAGCAGAGGAAAGAGCAATCATCTTGGAAGTATTCTTAAATTCCATGCGATCAGCTTCTGTCATTGCGCCTTGGCGAATTAATTCATCTTCTTGTTCACGAATACTAATACGTTCTTTAATGTCTTGAGGAACAATCAAGAATGGCATCAATACGTTTTTAATAATATCTTCTGGCAATAATAAAAACTCGTCTAGTACAAGAACATTAGCACGGAAACCACGAATCTTTTCACCGCTTAGAGGAATAGCTTTGATAGAGCCTTCGTTTATTGACCAATCATATTCGTCATTGCGTTTTGATTTTGCGCCGAACGCTTGCATCAATAAATCTGCGCCTTTAGACTCAGTAATCTTTTCTATTGAATTAAAAATACTTCTTGCTGTTCTGAATGTAGGACCAGCAATTAGGATTTTGCTCTTAGGCTCAAAGATGCATTGCAAAAAACAGAATACCGCAGCAGAGAAAGACTTGGAAGCACCACGACCCCATACGTTCATGCAGAAATTGCGATTCAACATTCCTTTGATTACGATCTCTTGATAAGGCCATAATTTTATACCAGAAATTAGCTCTGTAGTTATGCCTATATTTGAACGCAAAAATTTAGCCAAAGTTATTTTGGCTTCTTTATCTTCAAGAGTATCTTTTAGTTTAGAATATTCGTCATTTAAGTTAGGAATTATTCTATTGTACTTTTCTGGGGTATACCACATATTATAACATCTTTAGATCGTAGCAAAGTTGTAGATCGTATTTAAAAAAGTTCTCATCAGTTGAGAACATCTTCTCAATAATCCTAACAGATTCCTTACGCCCCTTTGCAAACAAGAATTGAACGTGTGGATATTTTTGTATTAGCTCTCTAACGTTATGAAAAATAAATTCTGGATTTACCTTCGTTGCTTTCTTATACACATGAGGTAAATAGTTAAATGAGAGTGTATTGCTCAAGCTTTCTTCAACAATAATAACCATGTTAGCTTTTGCTTCGCTGGCTTTTTCAATCTCTCGACAGAATCTTTCGTACCCAGCACTCAAAGTTCCTATAAAATCAGAGATAGACTTTCTCTCAAAGTAAAGTTTGCCATCATAACTTGGATGACTAAATCCATAATCACCAAATTTAAGAGTGCGAACTTCAGAAGCCATGTTAAATATAAATGGTTTCTGTTCGCGGGTATCAATATAAATTATTGAGTCCTTAGTTTGTAGCTTGGGAAGGTTTTCCAAGCTCTTTGGATATACATATTTATTTTTAAATCCAATTTCTTCAGCAAGCTTATAGTAGTCGCCAAAAATTTCTTGCAAATAAATAACACTTGGACTTAGAACGCTCCTTAACTCAACTTGAGAAGGAGTATATTCTAGATTTTTCTTTTCTTTGCGTTTAACTAAAAAGTTTCTACAGTACTCTTGCTGTTTCTCTAAGGACTGAGCTTTGAGCCAGTTTTTAAGATTGTTTTTATTGTTAAAATCAGTAGAGAAATACTGTTCTTTATTTTTGTAATTGATAATAGAATTATCGAAGAGATCATAGCGAGGCAATTGCTGTTGATAATATTCAATTACTCTTATTTTATGAGCTTTAAGATGTCGATTAAAGTCTACATCAGTTTCATAAACTTTTTGACATATTTTACAGGTCTCAGCCATTTAACACCTCATCTTCTGAAATTCCCAAGATGCGACATTTGATTTCATCCATTGTAGAAAGCCTGTCGATCTCATTTTTAACCATTGCTTTTCTTCTTTCGGCAAGCTTTAGCAGTTGAGCGCGGGATTCTTCTTCTTTCCACATTTGAACAAGATTAAGAATGCTGGCGTTTTCTTTTATTTGCTTGCTAAGGCGATCACTGCGCTTTACTTTGAGGTCATTGAGAAGCTTTTGTTGGCGAATAGTAGATTGGTTATACTCGTCTCTTGCTCCACTGATAGCTTCAATAAGACCCATTGGAATTTTGCCGCCGCCATCTACTTCTACATCAATCTGATCTTGCAGAGTTTGAATTGTTTCTTGAATATTAGCTGAAATTACCACTTCAGTAGCCAACACAATGTATTGGTCTACTTCTTCTTGAGTGAGATCTGGTTTGTCAAACGTATAACGTACAAATGAGCTTTCAAATAATTCACGATCAATGTTAGAAGTATAACTATTTATCTGATGCAAGAAACGATAAGTGTGCATGTAGCCAATGATAGCATTAATAGCAGCTTTCTGGCGTGAAGTTACTTTGTCTTTATCAATACCTTCGTGAACATATTTATTTATGCGAAACAACATCCGCTCAAATGTCTTTGGCGGCATATATTCAGAGTTAGCAAGAGTCTCTACTTCTCTTTGAGATACTGGACCTGCTTGAATTACTTTCTGATCAAGAGTTTTAATGAAATCAATAACTGTACGAGTCTCTTGACTGAGACTAGTAAGATTTTGGTTATTAAAAATACTCTTAGTGATCTCAAGTGCGCCCATTGAACCGGCATTATTAGCAATAAATTCTCTCTGGTCTGGAGATAGTTCAATTTTATCTTTCGCTAAGTATTCGTAGGATGCTCTTGCTTTAATTTGTCTTGTTGACAAGAACTCTTTGACCTTTTTACCGTGCCAACTTCTACCGTCTGCGCCATCAACGTTAGGAAAAGCAAGCCTGACAAGTTCAAGCAAAGAAGGAGGATTAGTAGGACGATTGTTCCACTCATTTAAAATTGCCAATCTTTGTTGATCATTAAGTTCTTGAGGCTGGTTTCCATTTTCAGACATAAATTTCTACTTCTCCATTTACAATGCACTTCTTAGCTTTGACAATAATAGAACGCTTAAGGTTCTTTATCTGCTTGTAACCGGGGGAACGATTTTTTTCAGTAGTCTTAAATCCTAATACTTTAGCTACTTCTTCTTCTTTTTGATTTCTTAGACAAAGCATTTCATACACAACCCACTCTGCTGGCTTTAATACTTTCTTTAGTGCTGACGATAAGCTTTGTGTGCTTCTCAAAAGATCAAAGCCTTCGTTTGTCATGTCATGAACTTCTTTAATGTGATTTTCAAGAGGAAGAGTTACTTTTGTATTGAAAGCGTCTTTTTTATTATTCTCCCAATGAGCATACAAGGGGCACTTCTTGCATTGCTCACCATATATTGAACAAGAATCATCCCATTCTGCCGCCGCACACTTCAAACAAGGTCTAGCATAATTGCCATAGTTGTTTCTTATGATGTTCTTTATTTGATTAGAAATGATAATGTTTAACCAAGGGGCAAGAGGTTTCTTTGGATCATATAAAGTCCACTTTTTGTAAATATGAATCCTTAATATCTGCTCAACGTCCTCGAAATCAATCCAAGACAATGCAGCAAGGTTCCACTTGTTCTTGCGTTTGCGAATTTCTTCGTCTATTATAGCAATGTTCTTTTCAAATGATTCTTTTTGGACTTTATGAGCCATTTTATTTTTGTCTTAATGTACCGGCTTCTTGCTTAATCATTTTTAATATCTCTTTTTCAGAGAAGCCTTGTGGTTTTCTATCTATTGAACGGGAAAAATTATCAGGAAGTGAAGCGGCGATTTTAGAAAGAGATTCTTTTCTTGGTGAATCAAATTCAATATCGACATCTAGTCCGCCCCTTAATTCAGGAATGGGAGTTGACTCTTGGTCGTCTTCACCTTCATCATCATCTTCTTCATCATACTCTTCTTGAGCGCGGACTTTATTTACTTTTGCCTTTTTATCTTCTTTCTTTTCTACGACAACGCCATAGAATGCTGTACCACAGGCAGAGCAGAACTTTGGTTTCGCTTGCGTGTATAAATTAGGATTTCCACATTGAGAACAGTAAACTTTTTGCATAATTCATTAATTTATTATAGGTTGATAACAGTAAAAAGTAAGTGTAATTGTAATAGAATGAAGTATTCGTTCAAAAATTACGAAAAGGTCGAATACATTATCAATTGGGTTAAACCGCCCAAAGGGTGCTATGGTATATGCGATTCTCCAGAGATGGAAAATCCAAAGATTAAAATTGATCCAGCCTTAACCAAGCAAAAAACGATCAACATTCTAATACATGAAGTATTACACGCATTCTTCTGGCAAGAATCAGAAACAAAAGTAACTAAATGTGCTAATACTTTATCAAGACTTATTCATCAAAGGATGAAACAAAAGTTTAATGAATAATTGATTTGTATTTAGTGATCTTATCAACAATAAAGCGTGTAATGCCGCTTCTCATAATATCTTCTGGCCCAAGTTTAAAGTATTGAATACCATTATCACGACTATCTTGATCTTGGAAGATATCACAAAACTCTTTAAACCCAGATTTCTTGCCCAAGTCATTTTGCATGATAGTATCGCCGCAAATAAATAGTTTACTGAATTTACCCATACGAGTAGCAGCAGTAACGAGAGAATCGAACATCATGTTCTGACCCTCATCAAGAATTACAGAATTAACGTTAAAAGTATAACCACGAAGGAGAGAAACAGGATAGGTTTTAATCCTTTCTTGCTTATTTAGTAATTCGATGCTAGACTTATTTAGTAATTCTTCCAGCTTATCAAATAGTGGTACGTTATAAAAGAAGGTCTTTTCATCCAAATCACCAGTCAAGAAGCCAGTTTGACCATCTGTGCTTTGAATTAAGGATCGAATATATACAATATCAGATACTTTTTTAGCTTTTAGTAATTCTAGTGAACAGTAAACGCTTAATAGCGTCTTGGCTGTGCCGGGAAGCCCATCAAGAATAATAATATTGGTGCTTTTATCTAAAGCGGCAGCAATAATTTCTTCTTGTTTCGGGGTCCATTTTAGTTTACGAATTTCAAATTCATCTTTTAGCTTTTCCTTTTGAGCTACATGAGGGGAATTATCTTTTTTAGACATTTTGATTGTTATTATACTCTTTATTTAATGTATTATATATAGTGAAGAACAAATTACAAGTTACAGTTGTAAACCCTAGATCTTGTAGAAAGAGAATCTGTTGTGAGGGTTGTGAACTTGCATATAGTAAACAAGATTATTTATTATTCTTCACGTTACGCAAATTAGTTTATTTCAATATGCTTGCAGAAGATGGCAAATTAATGAAGATTTGCGATTCGTGTTTGGTGTCTCTCGCGTCGATGACTTGTGCGAAATATGATTTACCATATATAACTATTATAATAAAAGGAACAGAAAATACAAAACAAATAAATATAGAATACAGTAAAGACCCTGAATTTGAGAAAGAGTTAATTAAAGTATTTAAGAAGATTAAGTAATTCATCTCGCTTTTCGGGTGCCATATCTTCTGGCGGCGAGTTTTGTATTATATATTCCAGCATCTTAACGGCGGAATGATAATTGTTTCTATTTTTTAGGGAGTTGCCTTCATAAGAAACAATCTTAACATTCCCCGGCACATAGCCCTTATTTGGATCTATCCTATCTAACGATGCTGATCTTTTATTATCTATTCCTGATT